AAAATTTCCTTTTGAGTTTCATCAAGGTCATCTTTAGCTAAGATAACCGTTAATGATTCCACAAAACGTTCAAATATACCTTCTGAACAGGATACAGGGATAGCAGTGTATTGATTCGGGTCGTAAGCATCAATATTATCAGTAATCCATGTATGTATATAGTTACCGCGTTCGGTATTGTTCCATTGTGAAGACCATACATAGGCAAATGTAGACAATACCATTATTATAACCAATTTATTATGTATAAGCTCTTGACTTTTTTCATCTTCTGCAAACTTTTTTATTACTAAATCAAACCCGATTAGTTTGTTAGTTTTTTCTGGTTCAGCAAAACCTTTTATATGTTCATCAAAAGCTATTCTACTAACACGTTCTATTTCCTTTACAATATGTTCTCTATTTTCACGGGTTCTTATAGATAATAACTTCCCATCTTTAAAAAAAGGATTTTCTTCATTTAAATTTATAAGATATTTATTTATAGTTTCAATATATTTTTTTATATTAATTTTTGTAAATTTATTATGAATTTGATAACACATATCAGTTCCTGTTGATCCAATTCTAAATTCGTCGTCAAATTCTTCATAATTAAATTCGTCGTCAAATTCTTGGTTAAATTCGTCGTCAAATTCTTGGTTAAATCTTCTTTCAATAGCTTCAATTTGAGTAGGTAAAAAATCTCTACTATTGTTGGCAATAAGTCCAGAATTTGTAAACATATGCTGCATACTGGTTTCATCATTTATATTCCACCTACTTATATCTTGATTAAAATTAAGTGCACTAAAAAACATTTCCCGCATATCGGTTACATTACTTACATCCCAATTACCTATATCTTGATTAAAACTGCGTGCATTATTAAACATTCCCTGCATATTGGTTACATTACTTACATTCCAATTACCTATATATTGATTAAAACTGTGTGCGTCGTGAAACATTCCTGTCATATCGGCTACATTACTTACATTCCACCTACTTATATCTTGATTAAAATTAAGTGCACCGCTAAACATATTGGCCATATCGGTTACATTACTTACATCCCAATTACTAATATCATAATTAAAATCAGGATCATTATTAGCTAATTCAGACATATCAGTTATATTGCTAACATCCCAATCCTGTATACCGTCACCCGGAATATACTGTACCCAAGTACCAATACCAGAATTGTTATTCCAATTATCAATTGCCTCTGCGAAATGTTCATCTATTAAAAATTTTATATTATCATATTTTTCAATTAGGAGTTTTACTATTTCATATGGAAAATTAACTTCTTCTTCTTCTTCTTCGTCTTCTGCAATATAATTTCTCATTTTTTCTTCTTGTTCTGCTGCAGCTCTTGCAGCAATTATAAAAGGGGTTTCATCATAATTATTAACTACATTTACATCTGCTCCTTTTTCAATAATTTTGTTCATTATATCAAGATGAATTAAACGTTTTGCATCACCAAGAGTAGTATATTTGTCTTCAGAAATATAGCTATTTATACATACGATTAGCATTGTATTACCATTACTATTCTTTTTATTTACATTAGCACCTTTTTCTAAAAGTAAGTTAGTAATATCATATTTTTTCCTTATATATGAAAACATAAGAGGGGTATTACCTAATTCATTTGTTATAAAATCTATATCAACACCATTTTCTAATGCTTTTTCAATTCCACTAATATTATTATTACGAATAGCATTTATCAAGGCTATTTCATCATCAGTATATATCACTCCTCCCTTTTGTTTTTTAGAACGATTTTTTCTAAAAGCTTTTTTATTTCTTTTTTGTGTTGCCATTATAATATTATTAGAAAATAGTATAATAATTTATTTTTTATAATTACGATAGCGGTTAATCCAAACTTGGTAATCATAATGTGACATACATTTACCCGTATGAGGGTGTTCATGCTCACAATCTTCAGGGCAAGGTGCATTAAATCCAATATTAGCCCATGTTTCTTTATAATTGCGATTATTTTTTTCAGTAATAGTCATTTTAACCTGAGGTTTGTGATACAATTTGTTGAATTTAGTAGATTTATCGTTATACATATAAGCGAATAAGATAAATATAAAATCTGAACAAATATATAATATGAAAATAAATAAATGTACATACTGTAAAGAAATAGGACATTATATAAATAACTGTAAACATCCAGCAATAAATATTCTACATAATAAAATTCGTAAAGATGCAGTAATACATATGTATTCTATGGTAAAACACAATTTTAACTATTTATTGTATTGTTTCATTTCATTAACGCCCCAAGAAATACGTGTGTTGCTATATAAAAATGATTATAACTCAAAAATAGCAATATACCCATCTAAAACAGATTTACAATTATATTATCAGTATTTGGATGAGGTATATTCATTTATAAATAAGGAACATATTAATATCCCTTATATAGATAATACCGAATTATGGAATTATGCAAGTGAAATACAACGTAATACTGAATTACAAAACATACTGAATATTTATATAGATATTGTAAAAATATCCCCGAGACCATATTGTTATGATATTAACATGCATTATGTGGAATCCCATACACTAATATACGCTGAAAATTGTGCTATATGTTTAGATTCGCTTCAAAAAAATAATATATGCACATTGAACTGTCATCATAATTTTTGTATTAATTGCGTCAAATTATATTTGACCGGATTGTATAAATATCACGATGATAGAAATGAATATTATCCGGACTGTCCATTATGTAGAACCTATATTTCATTTATCAATATCGATGATGGAGAGTCATATGTATATTTCGATGAAACATTTTGTAATAGATTTATGCCTGATTATTTTAATCAAATTATGAATAATGAAACAATAATTACACACAATTATGAAAATCCATTTTATTATTTTATTACACCGGATGAAGAGGTTTATGAAAACGACGATATAGATAGCCCATACCATCATCCAATACTCATGCATAGCCATTATGATTTATATGAAAGGCTGGGTAAATGTATAGGATATATAATTAATAATATCTATGCGAGAAAATTATTACAATCATGGTTATTTTTTATTTATATTGTGCAATTTGTATTAAAACATAAAGAAGACATACTTGAATTATATTATAAATATTCTCCAGAGCATTGATGGAAATTTGTAAATTATATTTAGATAGTTCTGGGTTGTATATTGGGTGGCATATGTTGGTTAGATTGTCCAATATCATCCATACGTTTTTGTTGTAACGTATCCAATGTAACATCATTAGAAATTTTGTCAGGTTTATAATTATCTGGCGGGGTATTAATAAGATTCATATCATTTTGTACAGATATATAATTATATAATGGTCTTGCTTTTCCATTCCCCTTTGCACTTAATTCATCTGGAGTCATATCATAACTGGTAAATTTTTCAGACATTATATTGGTTCCACCACTTGATGCCGTCAGAAAGTATCCACTTGGCTCAATATTTGGTTGCATATTAGCAGACATAGTATTTTTAATTTGAGGGTGCAAATGTTTAATAATATCATCTCCCATAAGAACCCGATACTGTTCTTTTATAATTAATAATGATGGAACACTATGTATATTTGGTGGCATGATAACCTTACCACCATTTTCAAGAGTAATGTATGTTTGTCCATTAGATGGATCACGAGAACGTTTATCGATACAAATAAAACTGATTTTATCGGTCAAGTTACTTTTGACTAAAGTTTGTATAATATTTTGTGAATGTTTGCAATAATTACTATAATATAAAATATCCATTAATGAATTTATATTATACTGAAAAAAATGATTTTACAAATAAACGGATTTAGTTCATTGAACCGGTACACATAGAATGTAATAATCTATTCTGGAAATAGAAAATAGCATAACCTAATGCAATAGAAATAGTTTGGAAGTAGAAATCGGAACCCTTGTTTTTAGAAATACCAACTAACAAAGAAGATATTAACAAAACAGCAAGGAGAACAAATCCTAAAACAGATAAAAGCCAGAAGTAATCGCAGAATTTGCGGTCAAGAGGACCAAAAAGAGTTTCCATGATGTCAGCCATATTGGTGATTATAAACTATGAAAAGAAAAAATATACTAAATAATTTAAGTTATAGAAACAAATTCAAATAACATAAAAAAATATAGTATAATTTATATACTACATCATGGATAATACCACAGTATGGAAAGTAATAGACAAATATTTTGATAATAATCCACAATCTTTAGTAAGACACCACACCGAGTCTTACAATGATTTTTTCAAACAAGGTATATTTCAAATATTTAAAGAAAAGAATCCAATAAAAATCCAAACACGTTATGATGAAAAAATAGATGATTATAGGTCACAATGTATTATGTATTTGGGTGGAAAAGATGGAAATAAAATATATTTTGGAAAACCAGTTATTTATGATGATAACAATGCCCATTTTATGTATCCAAATGAAGCAAGGTTACGAAATATGACATATGGAATGACTATACATTATGATGTAGAAATAGACTTTATAGATATTTTGGAAGATGGGGAACAACCAACTATAGTTGGTACAGAAGATACGATTCCAGAGGATGATGAAGAGAATCAAGAAGCAGAAGAAAGCAAAACAGAAGGCGGTGCGGGTCCTATACGTCGTAAACAGGCAAAACGAACAATAGTGGATTTAACACCAGCGGAAGCTGCATTATTTAAAGAAGCAACCTCAAAATCTATGATAACATCCAATACACAAAAACGTACAATTACATTGGAGAAAATATTACTTGGTCGTTTTCCAATTATGGTACAATCCAACCATTGTATATTATCTGGATTATCAAAGGAAATTCGTCATACTATGGGTGAATGTTCTAATGATTTTGGTGGATATTTTATTATTGATGGTAAAGAGAAAACCGTAGTTTCTCAAGAAAAGTTTGGTGATAATATGTTATATATACGTGATGTACATGATGATACTTATTTATATTCAGCAGAAATAAGGTCAGTGTCAGAAAATGTATCAAAACCGATGCGTACCATGTCCGTGAAAATAATGGCACCTACAAATGCATTTACATTTAAAAATATTGTTGTTGATATACCAAATGTACGTAAACCAGTACCATTATTTATTGTATTTAGAGCATTGGGTATAATTAGTGACAAGGAAATAATTACAATGTGTCTTCTTGATTTAGATCAGCACGCAGATTTGGTTGATTTATTTATACCATCCGTGCATGATGCAGGAGGAATATTAAATAAAGTAAATGCATTAAAATATATTGCAACATTAACAAAGGGTACAACGGTAGCACATGCATTGGAAATATTATCAGATTATTTCTTACCGCATGTTGGTGAGATGAATTTTATCCAAAAAGCCTATTATTTGGGTCATATTGTATTACGATTGATGTTTGTATTCACGGGAAGTGAACCACCGACGGATAGAGATAATTTTAAATACAAAAGAATAGAATTAGTTGGCACATTAATGTACGATTTGTTTAGAGAATATTATTCCATCCAGCAAAAACATATAAGTTCTGCATTAGAACATAAAATATTCTTCAATCAGTCACTCTATGCGGATAATTTATATGGATTAATTCAAAAAGAAAAGGGAGTCTTTAATGAACGTATAGTAGAGGCAGGATTTAAAAAGGCATTTAAAGGGAATTGGGGTGCACAAACACATACTAAGAAAATTGGGGTTGTCCAGGATTTAAATCGGTTATCACATAATAGTATGTTAAGTCATTTACGTAAAACGAATTTACCGTTAGATGCCAGTGTAAAAGTGATAGGTCCACGTGTACTACATAATACTCAATGGGGATTTTTTGATCCAATTGATACTCCAGATGGTGGTAACATTGGTATACATAAACATTTGGCAATTACTACATATATAAGTCAAGGATATTCCCGTGAAATAATTATTAATTGGTTACGCGAAAAGGTAGGTATGAAATTATTGGAAGAATGCACACCCAAATTATTATCATCTTTAACAAAGATAATTATTAATGGGTATTGGGGAGGTGCAGTATATGAACCATTGGAAACCGTACAAAAGATCAAATTATTTCGTCGTAATGGATTATTACCGATATATACAAGTGTTTCATTTGATATCAAAATGAAAACGATATATATATACACGGATTCAGGTAGAGTATGCCGTCCTATATTTTATCGTGATGATGATACCAACAAGATGTCGTATGACAATGACAAGATACAAAAATACTTAGATGACGATAAATTTTCATGGAATCAATTAATTACAGGATTTAATGAGAAAAAAGTCCAAGATTTTAATCCAAATGGATATAAATTTTATGAACTTCATGAATTATATGAGAATATAGAGGTTGAATCTAATCCCGCAAAATTAGCAAGATTTCTACAAGATAAGGCGATTATTGATTATATTGATCCAAATGAAACAGAGGGTTCGTTTATTGCAATGAATGCAGATGAAATAGAAAAAGATAAACAAAATAGACATACTCATGTTGAAATGCATGAATCTCTCATTTTTGGTACAATGTGTAATTTAATTAATTATCCAGAAAATAATCCAGCAGTTCGTAATTCATTCTCCTGCGGTCAAAGTAAACAGGCAACATCTATGTATCATACAAATCATCAAGTGCGAATGGATAAAACAGCAACAGTACTTGTATCTGGTCAAAATCCATTAGTAAAAACAAGATACTTGAAATATATTAATAATGAAGAAAACCCATATGGCGAAAATACAATTGTTGCTGTTATGTGCTATACTGGTTATAATGTAGAAGATGCAATATTAGTAAATGAAGGTGCATTAAAACGTGGTATGTTTAGAACAACCTACTACAGTACATATGAAATGCACGAAGAAAAAAGTAGTTCAGGGGAAGATACCAGTGAAAGTACCTTTTCAAATATAGAAAAACAACATAATGTTGTTGGTACAAAAATTGGATATGATTACAGTAAATTAGATGACCATGGTTTGATTGCAGAAAATACGGAAGTTGATGATAAAACAGTTTTAATTGGAATGGTGTCATCAAGTTCCGCTAATCCAGATAAAAATATGGATGCATCAAAAACACCAAAAAAAGGACAACTTGGAATTGTTGATAAAACATTTATAACAGACGGCGAAACTGGAACACGAATTGCCAAAGTTCGGGTTCGTGAAGAACGTATACCAAATCTTGGTGATAAAATGGCGTCCAGAGCTGGACAAAAGGGAACAATTGGGTTAGTTATCCCTGAACGTGATATGCCATTTACTGCAGATGGTATTCGCCCTGATTTAATTATTAATCCCCATGCTATCCCCTCTCGTATGACAATTGGACAATTTGTGGAAACCATTACAGGTAAAGCAGCTGCAATGTATGGTGCTACTGGTGATTGTACAGCATTTGTAAATAATGGTTCAAAAATTGGCATTTTTGGAGACTTATTATCAAAATCAGGTTATCATTCAAGTGGAAATGAATTATTATATAATGGAATGACTGGTGAACAATTAGAAACTGAAATATTTATAGGACCAAACTATTATATGAGATTAAAACACATGGTTAAAGATAAAATTAACTATAGAGCACGTGGACCAAATACTCAATTAACACGACAAGCAGTTAGTGGACGTGCAAATGATGGTGGTTTACGTATTGGTGAAATGGAACGTGATGGTGTTATATCACACGGTGCTACTGCATTCCTGAAAGAATCAATGATGGAACGTGGTGATAAATACAAGTTAGCTATATGTAATACAACTGGACAAATCGCTGCTTATAATTCTGCCAAAGATTTCTTCTTAAGTCCATTAGCCGATGGACCAATTAAGTTTAATGACACGATAGATATAAACAAAATGAGGGTAGAAACAATAAGTAGATATGGTCGTAATTTCAGTATTGTAGAAGTACCATATTCATTTAAATTACTAATGCAAGAATTACAAACGATTAATGTACAAATGAGAATAATAACCGATGACAATATTGACCAATTTGATAGCATGAATTATTCAAATAATATCAAATTATTAACCAAAGATATTTTATCATCTCCTGATTCTATTATTGAAGCAATAAAAAAGAATATTAAACCCAGAAAAGAAACTAATATACAACCAACTCCTGAAAGTATACAATCATCTCCCGAAGCCAACAATACAGAGGTTTCGCCAGAGTATGCCCCTGATAGTCTCGGTTATCAACTAACACAGGAGGAAACAGATAAACTTGCAAAGGAACAACAAGAATATTATGCGGCTAATCCAGATTCTCCTGTTTATAACCCGTTTACAGATGATGAATCATCTCCACAATATCCTCCCAATACTACATCTCCACAATATCCTCCCAATACTACATCTCCACAATATCCCCCCAATACTACATCTCCACAATATCCCCCCAATACTACATCTCCACAATATCCTCCCAATAGTAGACCACCATCTCCAGATTACCCACCCGACTACCAGAGGATGAGTGGTGGTAACAAATATAATGTCGGTGATTCTGTATTATTTAGAGGATGTAATAATCCCAAACAATTGTGGAATATTAAAAATATTGGCGATAAATTTATTACGATTCATGCTGAAGACGGGTATGAAATGGATCCTAATGATAGAATTAAAGTAGTTACTATGTTTGATATATATAAACCAGGTAATTTTTCTTATAATAATAATCCATCATCACAATTATATAATACTCCAGTTCAACAACAGCCTATTGTTCAGGTACCAGAAACAACAACAACACCAGCAATTAATATTAAAATTGTAAATGGTAATGATAATATGCCAGAGCAATCTGGTAATGATATGATACAACAAAATGACAATAATATTGTGGAAAATAACAACACATCCCTGATAAAAATGAATACTCAAACAGAACCCGACACATCAGCACCAGTAAATGCAATTGATTTTAACAGTGGGATGATAATTAAGAAAGTGCCTTAATTTTTTATACAAAAATACATTATATTATATAAAAATTATAATATAATTCATAAAAAATGTACCTGTTCAGGTTGCAGAAATACATATGTAAAAAATTGAAAAAAATGTGACATATATAATAATATTTAAATCAGCATACATATTTAAGTAATATAATCAATTATGGCAGAAGGCGCAGTATTCATTTTATGTTTTGGCATATTGATGGTTGTATTGATGGCAAGATCAGTATTTACTCCAATTGATAGAAGCGTAACACCTACAAGAAACAGATAAAATTGCGAAAAATAATATTATATGTAATTAATAAAAAATTGATTTTTTTTATTAACAAATATAAAGTATCAAATATTAGTATATACAATGAGTAGTTCAAATAAAATTTTATCTGTTTATAATTCCAGAAATACATTGGTGAGTATAGCAAGAACTAAAGGATATAATGCAGATGATTATGATTCATTTAGTATTAATGAAATAGATGCTATGTATAAAAACAATCAATTAGATATGTTACTTTCACATAACGAAACTGAACGTAAAATTTACATTAAGTATTATTTAAAAGCTAAACAAATAAAAAAGCAGGATTTGGATGATATAATTGAAGACTTATACTTTATTGATAATGTATTAAAAAAAGAAGATGTATTGGTAGTTGTAACTGAGTTTGAACCAAATGATACTATTATTGCAAAAATAAAGTATTTATTTGAGCATGATGATATATTTATTGTGATACATAACATAAAACGTCTTCAATACAATATTTTAAATCATTCTTTAGTACCAAAATCAAGAATATTAACAACACCAGAAGTTGAACAATTAAAGAAGAAATATAACCTTCAATCTGTGAAACAACTACCAGAAGTATCCAGGTTTGACCCACATTCCTTAGCAATGTGTTTACGCCCAGGAGAAGTTTGTCTATATGAACGAAAAAGTCCAACTGCCATGAATATTGATTATTATAGAGTATGTGTATAACTATTTTAGGCAGCTAATATATATCATGACAAATCTAAATTATAGTAATTATACTTTTTTTAATGCAAATAAAAAGGATAATAATACCAATAAAGAAGATATAGTAGAAGGAATAGCTAATTTTTGTAAATTAAATCGTTCTTATAATAATCAACGACCAGACCTTTGGAGGAATTTAGATGCAGCATTAAATAGAGAAGGTCAATTAAAAGATGACTTATTAAATGCAAACAAAGCTAATGATGGAATTACAGATGCAAATCCAACTGGTGATAATACAGGTGCTATATTTAACGAAGCTGGTGATAAAGCAATGGAGTTTGGAAAAATTCATATTTTTTCAGCTGATTTAAAACAATATTTTGGTATTAAACCCGTTGATACAGATGGTATATTTCGCACATTGCCACCTGAATTAACTGATAATCCTGATAAATATATTTTTGCATATCAAGACGACGCTGGTAAATACTGGAAAACAATATTTAATAAAGTTGGTGAAAATACAAAAGAAGGTTTCCGTGATAAATCTTCCACAGAAAAAGTTGCGGTAAAAGGAAGAACACTGAATGTGGAACTAACAGATCAAATTAACTCTGCTCAATCAGGTAGTGATGGAAGTGGTCGTGATGGTAATGGTAAACTTACAAATACTGAATTCAAAAATTCTGGTGCAGAATTACGATATAATGCTATGAAACTAATTTATAATAAGTCAGTTACGAATACAGTTTTAATGAGTGTTGGTGTAATAGCTTCCTTATATTTTATTGCAAAAAACTGAATAATATAATATGATTATTTGTTATACATATTATATGAATATTGATGATAAACATGACATGAATATGCAAAAAAATGATAATACTAATTTTTTTTATCAAAGAACCATATTAAATAGTTTGAATTTATCTGTAGGTATTTTAATTACTGCTGTTATGATATTTAGAATGAAAAAATGATATCACTATAATATATAAAATGCCTACACTAACTGAAGAAGAAAAAAAAGAATTATACTCAGCTGATGTTCAAAAAAGTGTGTATATACAACGACAAACAAGTAATATTAGTGATGTAAATTTATTATTAATCATATTGTATTATGTATTTTTGAGCTATTATACGTATTATACATATGGGTCATTTAGGTACAGTACACAATATTATAAAAAGTTGATAATGATACTGTTATTGTTCGCTTATCCGTTTATCATTTATCCAATCCAATATTATGTATATAATTTTGGTAAGTACCTAATAAGTTTAGTATACAATAATATTTATGAGACAAATGATTGGTAAAAAAATAGATACATATTATAATATAAGGTATAATATGCAAAATAATAATTATCATACCTATGATAAAAATAATAATAAAAAAAGTAAAGATAATATCATTATTGAAGGGTTAGATAATAAAGAAAAGATAGATATAGTATCGTCTAATTATAAATCATTTAATGGAGTATATGCTGATTATTTGAAATGTAGTGCACCAAATAATATTGCATGTGCAAAATTACAAACGGAATATGATACGCAAACAACCAAAGTGAATAATCTGGAAAATGAATATAATAAACAAGATAAAATACATACTGATTGTACTAATTTAAAAACCCGATGTGGAATTATTAATACTCGTATAAATGAAACTCAAGAATTTATAGATGGTTTAAATAAAAAAATGAAAGGTAAACAAACCGAACATAATTCTTTTAAAGAGGTTACTCCAGTTGAATCTACAGCGGATTATTTAAAAACAAATAATATAGATATATGTGATAATATTGATTATTCTAATAAATTGGATAATTTAATTGATTTAAAAAAAACATATAATAGCAATAAAGATAGTACAAATAAATTAATAAGCAATAAAGAAGAAGATATTTTTAATAATGATAAAGAATTAATTGTTAGTGAAAACAATATTGCTGCATATGAAGCAAATAGAGAGAAATATTATCTAAATAGTAAAACTAATTATGATGAAGCTAAACGTACAAGAAAACATTGTTGGCGTTCGTGTAGCGGGTGGGGGCCATGGAGGAGGTGTAGTGTGAATTGTAGGAGTGTTCAAGCGCATAATGCTCATTGGCAAAATCATTATAACAATCTAGGTAAACAATGGTCGGATAAAGCACAGGTGGAAGCGGAAGAAAAAAAGAAAGAAGAAGAAAACAAAAAGAAAATAGAAAATGTTGGTGCAACACATAAAGAAGAAAAGTTAAGATTAGAAAATAATATCAAAACTATAAATACAAATATTGAAACCAATAAAACAAATATGAATACTCTTAAAAATGACTGTTCAAGACAAATGCTTAATGGAATTAACAAGATTAGTAGTGATATAGAAGATAAAATAAGGTCTAAACAATCCACAGAAGTAGAATATAAAGATATATGTAACAGTAAACAAATAAGCTGTGATAAAGAATATGCAGTTTTTCAACCAATTAAACAAAATTATAATAATGAAAAGTTAGCTCAGGCAGATTTAAAGAATCGTCATGAAATTTGTGTAGACCCTTTAAGAAATGATTGTAAAGACCTTTATAATGAGTATCGTAGTTCTAATAAAAATACACAAATATCTACATCCATTGTAGAAAAATACCAAAATTATAATAATAATGATACTGCACCACAAGTGCATGAAAAAATAAAATCTAATTATACAACAGTTCAAGGTGATTTTAACAAATTAAAAATAAATGAACAAGAGATGAATATCAAATTAAATAAAAATAGTTCAGTATATGAGTCACCAATAGATAAGCATGACAAAGAGATTTATACAAATTTATTATTAACAGCTTTTGCAACATCATTAGTATATGTACTTTTTGTAGAAATGTGAGAACAATATTATATGCGAATATCATATAATATTATTTAGTAATGTCCTATAGTTCCTACAATAATGAAACTCCTCTTGATTTAAACAATGTACGTAATGTAGAAGGATTAACTGATGTCGCTGGCATGGATAAAAAATTAGACGAAATAAAGTCAAGAATAGCAGACTTTGAAAATAAAAAACAGTTAATTGTAAAAAATTCAGGTATTGAAGAAGGTATGACACTTGGAGAAAGTATTACCACAAATGAACAATTACAACGTAATCCTAAGTATAATAAATATATTATACCAAATGATAAAAAACGAAAAAATATGGTAGATGTACGTATTGATGATAGTAATTTATTAAAAAATTCATATAACCAAAATTATGTTCTAGGAACAATTGCAGCGGCATCTTTAGTTGTATTACTATTTCATATCTAAAAATATAATAATAATATATAATGCCAACAGATAGTGAAAATATAAATATATTAACAACTATTCAAACATTTTTAAGGTCATTAACAGCCCAACAACAAGCTGATCTGAATATAGGTCAAGATGAGATTAACCAAGGTGTTAATGCAATATCAGCAGCTGTTGCAACTGCAGATGATGAAGCAGAACAAATATTACTAAGACAAAACGAAATGAAAGGAATTGTTGATGCAGAAAATGAGCGAATTCAAAAAAACATAAAAACTACAGAAACAAATTTACTAACAAAAAATAGAAAAATGAAATTTATAGACAACAAACGTCAACGTGCAGAGCAATACAATAAGATATTATATGTTTTTATAATAACTTTATCATTAATAATAGTTGCTATTATTGGTTTTCAATATTTACCATTTTTACCAGATTTTATATTACAAATATTTGTTGTTATAGTAGGGTCGGTAGGACTTGTTCAAATATTTAATATGTACAGACATCTACAAACACGTTCTCATTTAGATTATAATCAACTTAAATTGGATGGACCAAACATACTGTCTTCTGAAGAAGTTGCAAAGAAGCAACAAGCTGCTGCAAAATCGGGTGATTTACTTGGAAGTGTAGATATTGGAGGTTGTATAGAATCAGAATGTTGTGACACAGAGAATGATGTGATTTGGAGTAAATCTTCTCGTAAATGTATTCCAAAACCAACTCAAGCAGAAACAGAACAATTTACTGTTGAACGAATGAAATATAATAATAATTTTGCACAACCAAATTCCCCAAGTGAAACACTTTTATATAGTAAAGTATAAGTATAGTATATATAGAAGTTATGGATATAAACGAAAGAGAATTACTCTTTAATCAAAAATATCTTCATCAAAAAAAAACAGTAGAATATTTACATTGGGTAAATACAGGTTTAGTATATATTTATTACCTGTGTGCTTTAGTAATAGTATATTATCTGTTTACAAAATATGATTTTAACCGTTATAACAATATATTATTTACAATATTATTAGGAATATATCCATTTGTTGCTTATTATTTACAAGAAAAAATATATGATAGTTTTGAATATATAAGCAGTTTGTTTTCTATATTAGGATTATTTTTATATGATCTATTAGTTGATTGGTTTATTAAATTGTTTAGTCTTCCTTATTATTACTTGTATATGTTAGTCATAATTTATGCAATTTCTATTAAGGACGGTATTTACAGTTCTAACCAGTTATTATTCTTTATATTATTAGTATTATATCCATATATTGTTGAATATATTCACAATATTTTTTAATTGTCCCAGGTATGTTTTTCTTTGAAATAATTGGGGTCTTTATTACTACGAATATGTTGTGTTTCTAATGTTACATTATATATTGGTTTGCCTGTACGATAAAAAATATCGAGTTGTTTTTGTCTCCATATTTCATTTTTTTCTTTTCGTTTTTTTATTTCTTCATCGCTAATAAAGTGTAAAATTAAGGGGTCCATTATAATATATTATATAAATATTATATTATCTATTTTTTATGTTTATAAATTATCAATATCTATACCATCATCTGTATCATTATCTGTTTCTACATTATCTACAGCAGGTAATTCATCACGTTCATATTTAATACGAACTCCATTCCATGTTTGTTGTCGTTTACGTCCAAATTCTTTATCCATGTATTCATGCAATTCCTTAGGACTGGGTCCACGACCACCGTAATTAGACATATACCATATAGAGAATTCATTGTTAAGTTCCATTTGTTTAATTTTGCCCTTAGCATCACGAACAACACGGTCGTTAATAAACTCTGATATATAATCTTGACTTTGACGGTATTCATTGCTCTTAGACATGACAATAGAACAATCATTTACTACACCACCTGTTTTAAATACAATATCAACTAACATTGCTGCAAAAACCTCTTTCCAACTATCAAATTTCTCTTCAATATTCTTATCTAACAAGTATTGATATGGCTTTTCAGGGTCATCATCTCTGGGATCCTCTGTAAATAATGATTTAAATGGAACAACACGAATACGCCTCCATGTACCATGGTCATTCGCCTTCACCCCCATAAGTGCATTACATGCAACTGCAAGTTTAAATTGTGGTATAAATGATAGTGTTTTAGTCATATATGGAGCTCTTCCTTGAATTGGGTCCTTTCCGCTGGTTAATTGTTTCATCATGCCTTCATTAATTACATCATTTTTACTTGGTTCTTGCATAACCGCATAACGAATTCCTTTCAATTGCACAATTTCCGGGGTACACCCGCCAACTTTACCACGTTTCTCTGTGACTAATGTGGTTGGTACATCACCTTTATAGTTCCCTAAAACTTTTTCCATTAGATTCATGAGAACAGATTTACCATTGGAACCAACACCAACATACATATTAAATGTTTGGTTTGCTGATGTACCAATCAACGTAGAAGCTAAATGATTCCACATATACTTACAAAGTTCCTTGTCTGGAAATAATTTATTCATAAAATCGTTAATATCATTTATGGTTTGTCTATGTTTGATAGGGTCTAATGGTATATAATCAATACCAGTACATAATGAAATAATATCTTCTGGTTGACCTTTTCTAAAACAATTATTCTTAAAATCTATGACACCATTATTAAAACAAAGTAAGTAAGGATTTGTATCCATTTTTTCTAAGAAATCCCCGTCATAAAACAAACATTTCGCTTCTGTCATTATGTTTTTCTTATCATTTGTATTTCCTAACCGATTACTAATATTTAATATACGCATGGAACGATTCTTTTGAAATTCTGCATCATTCTCTAAATTATTTGTGTTATTTTCAATAATAGCATTTGATGCTTCATTTGCTAATCCATTAGAACTCTTCTTATTGTATAATGCACGTAATGTTTTAGATATAGAAAGACGCAATGTAGTACCTGAATCAATCTCTTCCCAGCGATTATTCTTGTAACGATACCAAATGTTCTTAGATACACTTACACACACATACTCATGTTTATACATTTGATATAAAACACTTGCTAAATCAAAGTCAGGAACACGTTCTTTGATATTGTAAGAATTAATTGTATGTTCAATATAATAATCAAGAGTGCCTTCTAATACGCGTCTATACTCCTCAGGTGCATCCATTTTTGCCCAATGAATTAAGGAGAGTTTGGTCAACCCGCCATGTATACGTAAATCGAAACTTCGCCAAGTTGCACATAAATCAGGTATATTACTATATGTAAATTCGCTTGATTGTGCACTGAATGCAATCCATACAATTAATAATTTAGGACTGGTATTACGTAATACCCAACCAACACGTTTCCATTTATCATATGAACCTGGTCCATAATAAGAGATAGGTAATATCATTGTGTAATCATATAAAGTTTTTAAGTCATAGTCATTAATTAAATCGCTTGTAACTTCAATAAAGTTTGTCACCATCATATCCAATTCTTCTTTGTTTTTGATACTGGATATTGTATTAATATCATCCAACATAGCATTACGTTGTTGAATTTCCATCAAATTAGAATCAACACTTTGCTGACGACTTATTGTACGGGTATTTTTATCGGTAAACTCTTTGTATGTGCTTACAAAATCGTTTTTCATAAATAATACTACATTGGATTTTGACCTAACTGATAGTTTATGAATTTCCTCTTCCATATTTATTTTTGAAATAGGAATATCACGGTTAATAATTTCATTATCTGCAGGGTCAATTGTAATTTGACATACACGTGTTAATTTATACCTATCATGTCCTGGTTTACGTGAACCATATAATTGCCAGTTTGTAGTACCTTTGCTAATACCTTCATCAAATACATCATCCCATGAATTAATCAATGGCAAACCTTCCCATGCGTCTGCAATCTCCTTCATAACTCTTTTTCGTAATATTTGTTGAACTGCATGATCCGCCTGAATACCAATTAATATATGAATACCATCCTTAGTATAGTTCTTATCTTTTACACGATTTACTGTGGCTTTTTCCATTATATACACATTGAATGCAGTGGTTTCGTCCATTTGATATATTTCCTTAAGTATTTCTAAATATATATCAATAAGATCATCTATATGTTCTTTTGTATATTGTCGTTCATCCGTATCATATGTATGACGAAGGTCTAAGTCAATTAATATTGGTCCATCACCTTCACGTTGTTTTTCAGTCAAATATTCCTTTCCATTCTTTTTTATAACATCACGATAATATAATTGCAAGAATGTCGGGTATTCTGCATCTGTAATGGTATATGAACCACCAAATATACTAGAATTTTTATCACCTATTCTGGTATTTGTTATTGTTGCATTTGGATCTCCTTTCTTTTTGGCCGAATGTTTTGCTAAGAAATCAGAAAGGTCACGGTAATCCGCAATAGATGGTATTATTTTTGACATTTTTGAACTATTTGATATAACCAGGTCATCTGCCATTTGTTGAGATATAGTAATGCTATATTTTTAAATCCTGTTATAAAATCAATTTTTCAATTATAGAATATCTTGAATAAATAACTATTAATAACCTTAAAATCACGTAAAAATAGTTAAGATATGAAATCATATTTAGGTATCATTGATATAAAAAATTGATTGAATAAAATAGAAACAATTTAAAAATATAATCTAATTATATTATAAGTTTGATATGAAGTTTTGCGAACAGTGTGATAATATGTATTATATTAGTGTCAATGAAGATGACCACAATAAATTAGAACATTATTGTCGTAATTGTAAACATGTAGATGCAACTATTGCTCAAGCTGGTGGATGTATTTTAGATGTACAAACCAAAAATGAAGAACAACAAATATCACGTATCGTTAATAAATATACAAAAACAGATCCAACTTTACCACGTATTTATACTATGAAGTGTCCAAACAGTAAATGTAAATTTAATACTGAAGAACCAAATACAAATCCTGAAGTTGTTTATATTCGTTATAATGATGCTAATTTAAAATATTTATATATTTGTACCACATGTGATACTACGTGGAAAACAGACCAACTTGTTTAAATAATTATTGTTTATTATTCAACTTTTTTTATTAGCCAATTTGTATTAATTATAAAAAATTGATTTAATCATTTAGAAATATAACATAGTATATTATATTATATTCTTCTTTAATATGGAAACTGACAACGAAACGAATGAACCTACTAAGGGACTTGAATACGACAGTGATGATAATGAAAATATACCTCCACCTCCACCTCCTAACGAAGATGAAAGTGATAGCGATAATAATGTTAGTGATAGCGATGACGATGACGATATTAAACCACCACCTCCACAAAGTGACGATGAAAGTGATAATGAAAGTGATAATGATATGGATGACGACGACGATGATGTTGAACGTGAATCATCTTTATTAAATCGTTATGATAATAGAGAGATACCAAATGAAACAGACCAATTAATTCAACCCGATGATTTTGATAGTGATGTAGATGATGATGATGATGAAAATTATTTACAAAAATTTGATGAATCTTTATCACAACAAATTATTGCTGATTATCACCCTGAAATGAAGTCACATAATTATGATGAAATTGTCAAATTATCCAAAGTTACACGGAATGAAGATGGAATAATTATAGACCCTTTGCATAACTCTTTACCTTTTATTACACGTTATGAAAAAGCCAAAATTATTGGTGAACGTTCAACACAATTGGCTGCAGGAGCAAGTCCATTTGTTCAAGTCGATGATAACGTTATTGACGAATATTTGATTGCAACTAAGGAATTTAACGAGAAAAAAATCCCATTTATTATTAAGCGGCCAATGCCAAATGGTGGATGTGAATATTGGCGTTTTGAAGACCTTGAAGTTCTTATTTAATTATAAAATTAATTATTATTACAAAAATTATCTTTTTTTATGATTTCCAGTTTTTACCACAATCTAAACATGTTACAAATATAGTTGCTGGTTCATCTGCACTTCTTGTTTGTAATTCATAATATGTACATTTCTTTGATTTACATTTACGACATGTAAACATATCAGTAGATGCTGCAATTTGTGTATCATATTTATGAAAATCACGTTTTGTTTTTTGTTCAATTAATTCTCTCCAATGTTCTTTATTCATTTCTTGATGTGTCATAAATGCCAATACTTGTGGTGTTATTTCGCCACTTTTAATTTGTTCTAATAATTCATTGTTTTGTAAATTTACATATATACTACGTAAACGGTCCAAATACAGCATTACAAATGATTGATTATCCCATTTTTTTATGATCTTTTTTGCAGTACCTTCTTTTAATGCATAATTGAATATACCCTTTTCAAGATTAATACTCATAATTTCATCACCAATTATATTTTCTAATTTTTTACTGATATTTATGCGAAATTCGGTTGGATTGACTATAATATGCATTCTATATGTAATTTGTAAGCTAAATATGCCTTTATATAATTCATATAAATATTTATTTATATGAAATCAATTTTTTTATAAATATTCTTCTTCACTTAATTCTCCCGTACATTCCAAGTATATTGATTGTTTTTCACTTTCTACAAAATTATTTACTAATGCTGGTTTTGTCTTTTTTGTAATCTTTATTCGTTTAGTTTTCTTTCGCTTTGGTTTTACGAATTCTTCTTCATCATCAAATTCTTCTTCCTCATCATCGTCATCATAATCATCATCATCTTCCTCATCATCATCTACAATAAAATCATCTTTTACATAACCTGATTTTGTACGAGGTAATTCATCATCTTCTTCCTCTTCCTCGTCATCATCATCATCGTCACCAATATCATCAAATCCACCATATAAATGGTCATACACCTCAAGCCATTCTTTTTTAGTCATATTTATTGGGACATCATCTTCATCTTTATTTATTAAAATACAATTTCCAAAAAATAATGTGTTATCTACTGGTGGAGGGAACTCATATTTATTTTCACTATTTGCACGACCATCTATTTTACCAAATAAACTAAGATGATAAGATTTACCTTTTATTCCATCTACATTCCAAATTGTACGATTATTAAAACCAGTGGAAGATTTTAGACCAGCCTTCTTATATAACTCAAGTTCATTGAATTTTTTTATTGTTAATTCTTTAATCGTACCATTTTTCTCAAAAACTAATACAGTTACAGTCATGTTGTTATATTGGATATAATAATTTGTTTATATTACTTTTGTTATTTATTTGTGTTTCACGTTAAAATCTACATATAGGATTCTTTCCAACATATATATATCTTTATGCTTAACTCAATATTACATATTTTATTTAATATAATTATATCATTATTTATCATTTACTGTTTTCATAGTACATGGGAATATTTTAAGGATACTTATACACATAAAAAAACAAAAGATTTAGTAAATACGCAAATCTCTAAGTATCAACAAATGATGGCAGAAATGCAAGAAAATTCACAACCAGAAAATCCCTCTATTAGTACAACTGAAATACAAACAATGGATGATGATTTAACCAAATATATGGAAGAACAAATGTGTACATAATATAACAAGAGTATATGTCAAAAGAATTTAATTTTACAGATAATAAGGATTGGTTATTACCATTTTAAAAGGTTTTAAAGAACAAAATGATATTGATGATATTGAAGATTTCGCTATTAAAAATGTAGAAAAAATATTTAAGAAAAATACGATAAATTCAGTGTTTTCAATGTTTTCAAATTCAACAATTAAAGAACCCTGGAAAGAATGTGCAAAATCGTATACATTACACGAAATATCTAATAGTAACAAAATAGCTAATGATTGTAGAGAAAGTCCTGGATTTGACAAAAAAATTGTTCCAACATCATTCAGTTATAATAACAGTAAAGAAAAAGATAGTGTTGAATATAAACAGTCTGTACAAAGTTATGATTATTTAAGATATAATGACGATATACAGATGGTAATAGGTACACCAGGTAGTGATTATACAAGACGCGATGATGTTTTACACAAATATAGATTAATAGAATATTTACAAAAACAAGATATAGAACATTATAAATCATATACTTGGGTTGACTGTATATTGGATGCATATAATGAAAAAATAAAAATAGATACTATTGTAACAGAAATTTCAAATATTCCAGAATTTAAGGATTTTCATTTTTTAGCATTACATTTTCATGGTGACCTTAATGCAGATTATAATATGAACTTTATAGCTGAATTAGAGGAAGAAAGACAAAACCAAAAATCCCGAGATAAAGAGACTTCATCGATTCCTAATCAAAAAGAACCGTCAAATTCGAATAGTTATTTTAACAAGAATGGTGACCTTACAGGTGGTAAAAGTAAAAAAAAAAACAGAAAATCAAAAAAAAGAAAATCTAAAACGTCTAAGAAAACTTCAAAAAAAAGAACAATTAAACGTAAACGCGGATAGGTATGTTAATTAATAATTACAAATCATTTAAACATATCTCTTCTATAAAGTTATACTTGGTCCATCATAATATAAGATTATAATGGAACTTACTATGAATCAAATGTACCACTTAGTGGAAAGATTTCCCAAATTTGATAATGCATATGAAACAGTATCTCAAAAGGGATATTCTCCCGATTATAATGTAGCATTGGCAATTCCAACTGGTAAAAAGAATTTCGCTTGGTTTACATTCTACAAAGATTGTGATGTATGTTATTTATTTGATTTGAATAAAGAAAAGAAAATAGTTAAATCAACACGAATTATGAAAGAAGATAACAATACCTTAGGAAAAGGTACTATATTATATGGAACATCCATAGTAGATGAAGAAACAAATGTCCCTTATTTTGTTATTGAAGATATTTATTTTTACAAAGGCGCTCCTTTATCCGGATTAACATTTTATGACAAATTATTTTATATCAAATCATTCTTAGAAACAATTAAAGAAAGTAATACAAGTGTTATATTTAAATTACCAGTATTGTGGTCGAATAGTGTAAAAAACCCGATTTCTTCAGTAATACCACCACATTTGGTCAATGAAATTGCATACCAAACTCATCATATTCAATATCGTACTATGAACAATATTATGCCACACATTAATGTGTTGTTAAACATGAAAATAAATATAACAGTTGAATCACCAACAATACAAAAACGGTCAACCCATATTCATATCCCATCATACACAATGGATTTGTTTAAACCACAATACCGTCAAAAAACTGTGTTCAAAGTTTCTGCAGATATTCAATATGATATTTATCATTTACATGCATATGGTAAACAAAATACACTTGTATATTATGGAATCGCTTATATACCAGATTATAAAACCAGTGTCTTTATGAATGGACAATTTCGTACTATTCGTGAAAACAAAAATTTGGATTATATTGAAGAAAGTGATGATGAGGATGATTTTCAAAACATTGAAGAAGACCGTTATGTTGACCTGAAAAAATCGTTGTCTATGGAATGTATATTTCATACAAAATTTAAACGATGGATACCATTAAAAATTGCACATAATGGATCAAAAATTATTCATATATCAAGAATTGTAAAAGATTATTATCAATAACAAATTAAATATATCATTTATTATTATAATAGTAATAATAAATGAAAAACGAAGGTATCATACCAGGTTATCATGGCATAATGGACTTAGATGTAAGAAATATGGAACCAAGATATGTTAAAGATGCTATTAAAGAACATTATAAAGATATTAAAATATATAAAACAGAACAAGCTAAATTAAAACCTGAACATAGATATGAAAATACTATATTACGTATTAATAAACAAAGGGAATATATCCAGATGAAAGAGAAAGAATATCGTGAAAATATTGAAAAAGAATTATTAGAACGTAATAAGCAATATAATAGTTGGAAAAAAAATTAATTTAAAACTGCTTACCCTTAATAAAATTATCTATTTGAGATAAATACAAATTTTTATCAGGTATGGGCGACTTAGCAATATCTTCAATGTTTTGTTCTCGTTTTCGTCGTTTTTTTGACACTTTTTTTATAATAATTTTAATTTTGGAATCAGTACTATCAAAGCTATATGAACGGCTATCAACACTATCGGATCTGTTTTTGGCTTCCATTAATGTTGGGTATTATATAAACATATTATATTTTTATATAAAATATAATATTAGTTTACTCAGCTGGAGGTATAGATAAAATTTTATATTTTGATTTTACATGTGAATATTTATTAGTAGCTATAGGTGTTTTATATTCAGTTATATGTGTTGTTTTGTAACATGGGTTTTTACATAACATCTTATCTACCATATATGGTGCATTAATTACAGAAGTAGGTAAGAATGTTTTCATTATTAAATATATATAATATATAGTTTTTATTTTATACTATTTCCAGCATAATTTGTCATATGTATATTACATAATTCATTTAAAATACCATTATTTATTTCAAGTTTTTCAAAGAAGAATGAATGAAAATCTTCAATTGTAATAATTTTATCATTATTACGTGTAAAATCTTTTAATTTATCATATGCATCATTCATATTATATTTTCGCAAAATTGTTTGATACGCTTCGGCAAGAACAACCTGATTTCTATATAAATCATGTGTTATTTCTAATTGATTTGGAGTAATCTTATTTAATCCATTAGTTATATTTTGTAACGCAATCACACTATATCCAAATGCCATACCTACATTTCTTAACACAGTACTATCTGTTAAATCACGTTGAAGACGAGATATGGGCAACTTTCGTGACATAAATTCAAATAATGCATTAGAAAGTCCCAAATTGCCTTCTGCATTTTCAAAATCAATAGGATTCACTTTATGTGGCATAGTAGAAGACCCGACTTCTTCCTTATTAATAGATAATTGTAGATATTTTTTGAATATATATAACCATATATCTTGACATAAATCTATTAAAATTGTATTAATACGTTTTATTATATCAAAAATAATACTTAAATTTTCATAATTATCTATTTGTGTTGTATATTTACTTCGTTCACAATCAAATTTACTTATAAATTCTGTAGCAAAAGAGTCCCAATCATGTTTTGGGTAAGCTGCATAATGTGCATTTAAACTTCCAACTGCTCCACCAAATTTACACTTATATTTTATGCTATGTAATTGTTTTTGAACTTCTTCTAATCTATAATGAAATACTTTCATTTCCTTTCCAAATGTTGTTGGTACTGCAGCTTGACCATGTGTATGACCTAACATAATTACCTTATTATATGAAGTATACATTGTATCTAATTGATTCATTATATTGTCTAATAAACCTGTATATTTATCATTTATGAAATTCTTGATTAATACTGGATATAATACATTATTGATATCTTGTGAGGTTAATCCAAAATGAATAAAACTTACCCAATCTTTTAATTTTGATTCTAATAAAATATTTTTTATATAGATTTCTACTGATTTAACATCATGTTTTATTACATTTTCTATTTCCTTTATTTTATTACATTCATTTATATCAAAATTTACTATTATTTCAAATAATACTTGATAATCTATTTCTGTTATAACTTTAATTTGAGGTAAAAATTTCATTAATTCATATAAATACTGAATTTCTATAATTACTCGTTGTTTCTGTATTGCATATTCGGAAAAATAATCTTGACAACATTTTGTATATTTGTTGTATCTGCCATCACAAGGTGAAATAATAAGTAATGGATCCATGTTAATAATATATATATCATATTTTATATATTATTTTTATACCAAACTATTATTTACTTGTTGATTCACTTGCATAAATGTAGTACATTTTGACATGTGTTTTATACATGATGCATTAATATATGTGCATGTACTTCGTAAGCCACCCAAATAATCAGCAACTGTATTATATAATGACCCTTTGTAAGGTATTTTTAATACACGTCCTTCAGAAGAACGATACTTTGCCATAGAACCATAATGTTTCTTTTGTGCTGTTTCTGAACTCATACCATAAAATAACTTTAACTTTTTACCATTTTCTTCAATTATATCACCCGGGTTCTCATCATGTCCAGCAAATTGACCACCTACCATAACAAAATCTGCACCACCTCCAAATGCTTTTGCCATATCACCAGGACAAGTTATGCCACCATCTGATATTATATGTCCACCTACACCATGTGCCGCATCAGAACATTCTAATACTGCAGATAATTGTGGCATACCAACCCCTGTTTTTAAACGAGTAGTACATGCACTGCCTGGTCCAATACCGATTTTTACAATATCTACCTTACCGTCTAAGATTAATTCTTCCACTATTTCACGAGTAACTACATTTCCTGCTATTATAATTTTATTTGGGAATTGTTCTCTAACTCTTTTACAAAAACTGACCATACCTTCCAAATATCCATTAGCAATATCTATACATATCCAATTACAATCTATTACCTTCATTATGTTTACTAATTTATCATAATCATCATTAGAAATACCGCTTGACACAGCAAATAAATTTGGGTCTAATACATCTTTTTGGGCAGCATAATCATCTATTGTGTAGAATTTATGTAATATGGTTAACATATTTTGTTGTGCTAATACTTTATATACCTCAAAAGTACCAGTTGTATCCATATTTGCTGACATAATAGGAACACCTTTCCATTCAATATTACTATGTTTAAACTTAATTTTTCGTTCTAATTCTACATCTGACCTACTTTTTAATGTTGACCTTTTTGGACGTATTAAGACATTATTAAAATCTAATTTTACACCAAATTCTATTTTTGTCATAGTATAATATTATTAATAACATCGGTTTAAACTATTTAAAATTAGTTTTATATAAAATGTATAAGTGGAATGGCCTTACAACAAGTAGATATATGTTGTGGTTTAGCTTGGGGAGATGAAGCGAAAGGCAAAATTGTATCTCAATTAGCAAGTAGCGGAAAATATGATATGATATGTAGATGGGCAGGAGGAAATAATGCTGGTCATACTATTTATATTGATGGAAAAAAATATAAAACTCATTTAATACCAGGTGGTGTTTTTTATAATATACCATCTATTATTGGACCGGATTGCGTTGTGAATCAAAAAGGTTTTATAGAAGAAATAAATTATTTAAAAGAAGCTGGATTTAATACAGATTGTATTAAAATTTCGCCCAAAGCTCATGTTGTCACTGATACCCATATTGAAGAAGATATTAAATTATATAGAAAACAAGGTTCTACTGCAAAAGGTATTGCACCTTGTTATCGTGATAAATATGCAAGATTTGGTACACAAGTTAAGGATGTTGAATTTTTTAAACCTTTTTTATGGGATGAAAAATTATACGGAACAATTTTATGTGAAGGTGCACAAGGAGTATGGTTAGATATTACACAAGGTAATTATCCATATACTACATCATCTACTACATTACCCTATGGTGCATGTAGTCTTGGTTTCCCACCTCAACTTATTAAAACTATTTATGGTGCAATTAAAATATATGATACACGAGCTGGTAATGATACAGATTTTCCAAAAGAATTACACGATGACCCTGAATTAAATATGATAGGCGAAGCAGGTAGAGAAATTGGTACTACTACAGGACGAACACGAACTGTTAATTGGTTGAATATGGATAAATTAATTAAATCTATTAATATGACTGGTTCTAATTACATTATTATTTCAAAAGTTGATATTTTAAAACAAGTCAATATATTTAAATTAATACTCGATAATGTAATTGTTCAATTTGGTTCATTTACCGAAATGTCACTATATATTACATCATGTCTACATACACATTGTAAATTTGTAAAAAATGTAATTTATTCGGATAGTCCAGAACATGTTAATATCGTTTAATCTGGAACACGCTTGCAATATTTTTGTAATACACATGTGCTAATTTCACTTAATTCTTCATGTATTTTATCAAAACCTGTTTCATTATAACTATTTATTAAAGTAGATGCAGTATGGACATCTATATATATTTGATGTATATCTTGATACATAAGTATAATATATACAATAACTGTACTTGAACATAAAAAAATCATAGCCATTGCTACTTTTGATGTAATTGATTCTGGTTGTTTTATTGGTTCTATTAATTTTTCATCCATTTTATATTGTAAACGTTCTATATTTATATCGTTCTAAAAATCTTCTATATTTATTAAACATTTACGAACTATAGGTATTTCTTCTTCATCTTCATCCCCATCTACTCTTTCCTTTGGTTCATATACGCGTTTCCATGTTGTATCTGTTTCCCAATCTAACATCATATTTGTGTATTTTTTTGAATCAGTCATTCTAATACGATAATTACACTTTTTGTAAAAACGTCTTCTCTGTAACCATTGTTTTTGAAAATTTTCATGCATATCTACAATATCAACTATAATAGGATGTTTATGTTTTACCCTTAAAATACGTCCTACAGATTGAACTATATCTGTTTTGGGTGATACCATTACTAATGTTGCTAATGTTTTAATATCAAGTGCTTCCGCAGCCATTGCATAGGTTGCTAATACTATTTTTTTTGTTTCTGTTTCTTGTAATTTAACCTGTTTCATTCCGCCAATATAATAACCAACACTCGCGATTTCACGATAATTAATCGCTTCATATAAGTAGGTTAACAAAGATTTATTTTGACATAAAATCATTATTTGATTTTCTGGGTGTTCTTCTAATAAATCTCTTAATACGTTTACAATAAAATCACTTCTGGGTCCAAATGCACACAGTTTTACAATCATACTACTGAATTTTGTATTGCCCCTATAGTCCAATTCAACATTATTAAATTCGGGGTCATCACTTTTATATTCAATTGCTCTAACACACACAGGATCTTCCTCTGTACGTTTTTCTTCATATATTTTACCACCAATAAACATATACAATACTTTTGTTAATTTATCCTTACGTTCCACTGTTGCCGAAATACCAAGCATATAAGGTGTAATGGTTTTAAATAATGTTCGTGAAAATTGTTCACTACCTATGCGATGAACCTCATCAATAATGGTTAATCCAAATGATGAAAATGCGTTTGGTGCGTATTCTTTATCATACAATGATTGAATCATGCCGATAACCACATCTTTATCTTCAATATCAAATACGGGTCCTTGAATCTTACCTATACGTGCTGTTGGTAAGAAATCATTCATTCTTTCTATCCATTGGTTCATAAGAAATTCTTTGTGTACTAAAATTAATGTTTTCTTTTTTATTTTTGAGATAATATTTAGTGCCATAATAGTTTTGCCTCGTCCACATGGAACCTCAAGTATACCACCGTCACCGTGTTGTGCGTTTTCTTTGGATAAAGGTTTAGATACATAATTACAATAAATATCTACTATTTTTACTTGATAATCCCTTAATGACAGTTCAAATGGAACATCAATATCATCTCCTTCTTCAATATCACATCTATCTGGAACACCATAACGTTGAATTCCATAAAATCTGGGTAAATACATTTTATTATTATTTTCCCTATATACGGGAAATGCTGCAGATTGGTCATTCGGGTTACCAAACTGTGCACCAGGAACAAACGGTTTTACAAATAAATCTTTTTTCAAAAATTCTTCTTCTCCTTTAGGCAGTTCAACTTTGGGGATTGTATACCCCTTTTTCCCAATATAGGATTTTAAACGAATATTCTCTCGTTCAATTGTTGTAAGAATAACAGGATTGGTTCGCGATTCCTTTGAATATCCAGAATTTTTCTTCATACTTTTGTTAAAGGTAGATGTATATAGTAATTTAGGACTTTTTAATTCAATTTTCCAAAGCACAAAATATAATACTATTGTATATAAAATGAAAGCACCCAGTTTCCTAAAAAACATGACACAATTAGAAATGGGCTTAGCCTTTTTGCTTGTAGTTTATATTGCTATGCCTATTGATGCACCCAGTATGTTATGTGGTATGATTGACGGACCAATCGGTATGGTTGGTGTTTTTGCTATAACAGTATACCTCTTCTTTTATGCAAATCCTTTACTTGCTGTTTTATACCTTTTTGCTGGTTATGAGTTACTTCGCAGATGTAGCAATGTTACTGGTAAGGCTGTTATTATGAAACACACACCTACCCAAGCAAAGAAAGACAGTAAAATGGAGAAAATGAACCCACCTAAGAAGGAAACATTGGAAGAGCAAATGGTTGAGAAGATGGCCCCCATTGGAAAAAGTGAACCTGCTCGTTTTATAAGCAGTGGATTCAGCCCTGTCGCTAACGATGTTGGAAGTGCTTCTATGTATCAATAAACGATTAATTATGTAATATCATTATTTGAAATTATATAATTTATATTAGTGTTCTCTTATTTATTATTTATCACAAGCATTATGATTGGACTAATTACTGATATACTTAATACAAATGGTTTTATCCATGTTTCACCATTAAAATAGTTCACTTCGGCTTTCTTATCTTCATCTGCATTCTGGTATTCTAATGCATAATTAATAGATAATATAATAAAAAATGATGCGGCAGCAAATAATAGATATGGAATCACCATACGTGTCTTACTACCGGGTAAGTGTTCTCCAAGAGCCATGCCCATCGCCACAATTATATTGAACCAGCCTAACATACTAACATCTTCACCTTCTGGTTGGAATTTAGCATCCGAATCATAACTTGCATCTTTACTATCAGTTGTCATGAATGCAGACTGTGTTTTGTTAAATTGTATAAGTGCATAACTGGCTATTGCAAATGCACTTATAAACATTATATAATAAATATTGATTGGAAAAAAAGCAGCAGCCAGATTTACGAGAAATATAAATATAATTGCCATATCTGAATGAAATATATCTTTATGAGCTGTTTTTTTATTGTCTGTATTAAACCTGTCAATAACAATAGACTTATACAACTTTGGAATCATAAAAAATGCTAATAAGGTTATCAAAATAAACATGAAAAAATGTGTAATCATTTTAAATCCATCGATTTGCTCTTTATGCTTACTATACTCACTATCAACCGGTATATTTCTTAATGCTTGAACAGTATCGTCACTTTCACCTGTTGGTGAACAGTCTATCCAAATATCATTTGTCTCTTCGGCGTTATCTTCTTCGTCAATACCTTCCATCAAACGAAATCCATCTTGATTAGAGGGTGTACCATTTAATAGGATAGTCTCACTTCCATAAAATAAACTCTTATTGTTATTGTCATTTGTAGGATAAATACTAAACAACTTTGTTTTGGGTGATACTTTGGTTTTAAAAAATTTGGCAGTATCTTTATTTATTTCAATAGGATTGGTAAAGACAAATATGTGATTATTTTTATCAACATAATGAATAGAATGTGTTTGTGTTGGAATATCACTTGATAAATCAAATGTATATTCAGGAGACAATTTGTTATTTATTAAAGATATTAATCCATCAAGTGAAGTATCCGTATTATTTTCTTCAGTTTGTCCATCTGGTAAATTAGTAACATCACTTTCTTTAATTAAAAAACAAGTATATACTTTTTGCAATTGTTTATTAGGATTAGTATGTTCAACTACAATTTCGCCAACAATATTAGATTTATTATTTGATGATATTCCTGAAATATTACGGTGCAATAACCCAAACAAATAAATAGATTTTGCAGTATAGGATGAAGGAGATAATCCACCATAAGTAAAATTGGGTTCTTTATTTCTAACTTTGATTTGATAAAATGTATTTTTTTCTGGTATTCTCTTTCCCTCAACGTCGGGTAAATCTTTATTTTTTATGGAATTTTTACTATCATCATTGGTAAGAGCAGTAATATCGCGATGATTAATAGAAACTCCACTATAAAAATATTGGATCTCTTCTTTTGTAGAAATATTATTTTCATTTATGTTAAAATATGACATACCAAAGTAAACTATATAATAAAGATATAGTTTAATTTTTGTTCATACACAATATTCTCTAAATATTGATATAATAATTAATATTTGTCTGCATTTACATTTATACTGGTATATAATGAAATTGATTGTTTTCATAAATAGTAGCATGGAAGGTATCTTTATAACCTTCAACATATACAACATCCCCGTTATAAATATCATCACACCCGTATTCACCAGTGCAACTACGTCCATTTACACTAATAGGTAATTTTGTATTTAAATTTCCAGTACCAGATATAGTATAATATTGCCATTTATCACGACCAGACATATGTTTACGTCCCATTAATGGTAAAATCATTTCATCACCAGAATAATTTGAACGTGTTAAAATACCCACTTGTTGATAATCATTATCTACACCACGTGTTTGTATATTTACAGGTATACCTCTTACATCTCCTGAATTACGTGGATATACAACTGGATTTTTTCCAGGAGGAGAATACGGGTCATTAAAAACATCTTGTCTACTTGCAATAGGAACCAATTGTGGTATATTAGAACTGGTATTTACTAAAACTACTTTATCACCAGTAATAGGCGTATTTTGATGAATACGATATTGGCTATACCAAACATATATAAAAAGCAAGATAACAAGAATTAATACAAATAATGTCATATTTTCAATACATATAAGTCCAGGAACACACTTTTTACCCATTTATATTCTATTATGATAAAAAAAAACTAATATACTTTTGATGGATGTCTTACATGAAGTTTAAATATTTCTTCAAATTGATGGCGTCCTCTACGCATTATTCCCCTACTTTTACCAAACAGATTGGGTATTTTTTCATTAAATGTAATACCAACATTTTTTGCTTTATCTTTTACCGCGGATGATTTTAAACGTTTACATAAATAACATCTTTCTCTTATATTCTTTGGCCAACTTAGATTAAGAATAGATAACCCTAGATAAGGTGCTGTTATTTCATCAATTACACCCAATGCCTCATAGAATTGTTTTTCTACATAGGAAATATCTATATTAAAGAGGGTAAAAACAATCCAATAAACCATTTGAACTATAAGATATATGACCGTTTTCACACAATATATGATAATATCAATCAGATAATAAAATACACAACTGAAAAAATTTGAAGCAAATTTAAATCCACACGATGATTGTGTAGTTATAAACTCACCTATATATAGACCCAATAAACTTATACTATTAACACCCATAACAAAACTTTTTCCAATTGCATCAAATTCCGCATTTATTCCATTAAAAATATTTTCAAATCCAGCATTTATATTTTGAATTCGTTTTGGTATAGAAGCCAAAAAACAAATAATACGTTTAAATGTTTCAATCATATATTTGACACCATCTATAACCTCCTGAACATAACGACCAATCATTTTTCTTAATAATTTATACTCTAGTATAAGTATAGATTATTTTTATAATTAATGTACCAAATGTGGTTGTCGCGGTACAAGTACAGATGATTCATTAAATTGATTTTTAGCTCGTCTAAATTCTTTTGCACCACCATCTTTCATAATGTTTGGTATATCTTTAGAGAATGTATCTCCCCATCTTTTTCCTGCATTTTCAAGTGCAGAATCTTTCAACCGTCTACATGAAAAACAATCCTTATAAATATTTTCGGTAAAATACTTCAAATAAAATTCTATATTAATGCCAATCAAAGAACCTGCATACCGGAATCCTTCGGTTGCAGGCTGAAATACTCTTTTATCTACATCTAAACCAAATAAGTTACCAATAAAAATGAAAGGTAATGTTATAATTGCATATACTATTTCACAAATAATACGTATAAGATAGAATATTGCACATTTGTAAAAGTTCTTAATGAATTGCATTACACAGTTTAAACGGGTTTCTGCATATTCACCAGTATAAGCAAATAATGTACCGGTTGATTTCGCGCCGACGCTAAATGATTTACCAATTGCTTCTACTTTTTTAGCTACACCATTAAATATATTTTCAACCCCTGATGTAATGTTTCGTGCACGCAGTGGTAGTGATTCCAAAAAACATACTATCCTTTTGAAGTTCTCAATCATTTGCAGGATTCCACTCAACGCCCTCCTAAACAGGTTGTCAACAAATTTGCTTATAGCACGCGATATTATGTTGGGTAAATCAGCGATAAAACGTAATGCTTTTTTTAATTTTTCAACAATACCGAACATGTTATATTATTTATATTTTTGTATACAATATTTACATACAAAAATATAGTTATTATACACTAATCAAAATATAGTTATTATGCAGTTTTCTCTAATTTTTTACCGTAATGTTCAAATTTTTCAATGAAAGTTTCTGCTTTTGTTAATAATGGATCTATTTCTTTCATACCTGTTAATATAGAATCTTGAATCTTTTGAAAATCTTTAAAATCAGTTTGTAATTCATCATACATTTTCTTTTTATCTTCATCCGTTCCATCAGCACTCTCCTCGGCGGTTTCCTCAGCACTCTCCTCGGTGGTTTCCTCAGCACTCTTCTCGGCGGTTTCCTCAGCACTCTCCTCGGCGGTTTCCTCAGCACTCTCCTCACCTTCCTTTTTCATGTTTTCAGCACCTTCGCTTATTAATTTGACAGAATTATAATTCAATAGATAAGTTACACCAATAGCTACTGCTAATATAATAATCATATTTTTACTAAAAAACGACATTAAAACACCAACAATCAGCATTGTAATTACAGAGTTAAAATCTCTTGCATTTGCATACATAATAAGGTTGAATAGTGCTAAAATACATAAAGCATATAACACACCACGATTATACATTAATTTTTTCATAGGAACTTTCGCCATAACTTTTTTTAGACTTTTCATCATTCTACTGATAATATAATTTATATACCGAAATAAATTTATACTAAACCAATAATTCTATAGTTGAGTCCATATATTCTTCTTTAACCGATTATAATAAACATCCATTGAATGGTCACCGATACTCCAACATGTAAAAAATGTAAAATAATACCACGGATAATCATAATTATGAAAAATATAATAATTATTGTCAGTTAATGTAATATTTATACCAACATGAGTAAAATTTATATTAGGTGCAGCAGTTACTATATCTCGTTTATTCGTAATACGATAATGTATTAAATTTGGTTGAGTATCAAACGCGGTTTTAAATGGAGTATTACCAACACGTGGACTTGCAAATGAAACAACTGTTATTTTATTTGGTATTTCTCTGGATAGTTCATACCCGTATAACGTAGATAAAGCACCGCCAAGACTATGCCCTGTTACATATATGTCATAATCTGGATTATGCCTTAATAAATCCTTTAATTCTATTGTTATTTGGTCATAAATATAATCAGCATGTAATTGTTTATGAAATCCACCATGAACATATACATCATCATGTACTTTTGTTTTACAGAATGCCAAATCATAATACCAATCATACTTACTTTCACTTCCACGGAAAACTACACAAATACGATTATTTGTTTCGCTTATTGTAATACCTACTTGTAAATCTGTATTTGGATTACTAAAAAATCGATGAACCCTTCCATGAGGGGATGTTTTGGCCAAATCATTAATTACATCCATACGACAATTTTCTTGTTCATTATTTTCAACAATGTCTGCTACAAATTCTTCTATGGTGGTTTTACGGTCAACTATATATGCTTTACCATACTCATATACAAGTAAAGTAAGTTTTGCAAAATTCGTTATTTCATAATGTGTTGGTATTGATGTATTCATTTATAATATTATATATACAATTATTTATAATATTTAAGTATTTTCTTCATCACTATTATTTACCTGATAATCTAATGGAACATCACCGCTATATATTTCTAATACTTCTTTAACTACTTCTTCGCGTTGAATATCACTATTTCCAAATTCAATACTGGTAATACTTGATGACCGTTTTCCTTTAAATTTATCTAAAAAATCATCTAATCCATTCAGTTCATCGTGTCTATCTGGTTGGTCTAAATCTCCAGTAATAACCAATCGTGTATTTTCACCTAAACGTGTTAATAACATTTTCATTTGTGACATTGTAGAGTTTTGCATTTCATCTGCAATAATCCAACAATTTTTAAATGTACGTCCACGCATAAACCCAAGTGGTGAAATTTCTATTATTTTTTCTTCAATTAATAAACCAACGTCTTTTGGTGATATAAATTTGTATAGAATATCATAAATAGGACGAACCCAAGGTGCCATTTTTTCTTCTAATGTTCCAGGTAAATACCCTAAATCTTCATCTACGGTTACTGATGGTCGTGTAAAAATAATTTTTTCTACATTATTTGTTAGAAAATTCTTGACACCCATTTCTGTTGCAAATAGCGTTTTACCTGTTCCTGCTGGTCCAGTTGCTACTACTATTTTTTTTGTACGTTGACTTAATAAATTATAATAATCACGCTGTGGTCCAGGCTTAGGTTTTGTAAATTTTTGTTCTAACCGCTGTTTTTCTGCACTTGATAAATGTTGCATGTTTTCATATAATTTTTTATTAGTAAAAGGTAAATAATCAGCTTCTTCAGGATTTTCATAACGATACTCTTTCATCATCTCCTTTTCAAGCTGTTTTTTTGATTTACGTCCACGTTTTTTGGGTTCGCCCAGATGTTGACATTCGGGTTGGTTCATATATCTTAAATATAGTATTGACAGATACTATTATTTCAAATTTATGTAATTTTATGGGTTATAATAATTCAAACAATAATAAATATATTCTGCTTGTACATCGTAAGGAATAATATATGTGTTTTTCATTATTATATTAACTGCAAAATAAAGTCATATGTCCAACAAAATATTTTATAAAACTATACTCATTATAAGCATAAATAGTTTTTTAAAACAAGATAAAATCTATATAGTATAATATCTAGCAAGGTCTATGGCAGAACTTCCATCAACTGATAGTATTTTAATTCCTGACGATAACCGCTTTGTTATGTTTCCTATTCAACATGATGACATTTGGCAAATGTATAAAAGGCAAGTGGATTGTTTTTGGCGAGCCGAAGAAGTTGATTTATCCAAGGACATTAATGACTGGAATAAGTTAAATAGTGATGAACAACAATTCATTAAAATGGTATTGGCGTTTTTTGCTGCTTCTGATGGATTAGTTCTTGAAAACTTGGCAAATCGCTTTATGGGTGACGTACAATTATCGGAGGCACGTGCATTTTATGGATTTCAAATTGCTATGGAGAATATTCATTCAGAAATGTATAGTTTATTAATTGATACATATATCCACAACAGTACAGAAAAAACGAAATTATTTGAAGCTACCCAAAATTATCCATGTATTGCAAAAAAAGCAGATTGGGCAAAAAAATGGATAGGTGACGAAAATAGTAATTTTGCATCACGCCTTGTAGCATTTGCTGCAATTGAAGGTATTTTCTTTTCTGCTTCATTTGCCTCTATATATTGGATTAAAAAACGTGGACTCATGCCAGGACTCACTTTGTCTAATGAATTTATCTCACGTGATGAAGCATTACATACAGAATTCGCGATATTATTATATTCAAAATTACAAACAAAACTATCTAAAACACGTATATATGAAATTATTCAAGAAGCGGTTTCTATAGAAAAAGAATTTATTACCGAAGCTATTCCCTGTAGAATGATTGGTATGAACTCAAAATTAATGATTCAATATATAGAATATGTTGCTGATCGTTTGGTTTTACAATTAGGATATGATAAAATTTATCATTCACAAAACCCCTTTGATTTTATGGAATTAATTAGTATGGAATCAAAGGTAAATTTCTTTGAACGAACTAACTCTGAGTATGCACTCGCGAATAAAACAGTAGATGATGATGTGTTTGAATTCAATGCAGATTTTTAAAATATATAAAAAATTGATATAATTTATTATAATGTTATAGTATTATAATAATATTATTAATATGCCGGCAGACCGTAATCAACATTGGACTACATGGATTAAACGGTTACCTATTGAATTACGTTTAACCATATATGATTTTATAGATATTGAAACACGAATGCAATTGTTAACACCTCTAATCACAGATACAATGCGATATTTATATAGGTCAAAAGATACATTTAATCTTCTTCGTAAATATGAACAACTTATTTATATGCAGTTCTTTAAAAAAAATGATGATACAAGTGGATATTCTACAAGACCATATTTTAAACAATTATTACCACCAACTACGTATTTAAAAAATAATGAAATCCAAATTCAGTCTCACCCAGTAATACAATTATTAAAACAAGATTTATATTTTTCCTCTTATATAAGACGGATTATTATGAGTAATGATAATCCTATCTTCATTTATAAATATTATCATAATAATGTTGTTGAAAAAATACAAAGTTGTTTTAACCTTCTAACAACACTTGTATCGTATAATAATGATTTTGATTATCAAATAAAACGAATATTAATTCGGTTTCTACATCATCTAACCAAAATTTCTAATAAGGTTAAAGAAGAAGAACATGAACAAAGAATGTTAGTTTATGAACGTAAAATACGAAATTATTATAGAAGGAAAATATTATCACGTATTCATATTCAATCTAAAAAAATGCAAATAAAAATAATGAAAACAAATAAGATTGCTGAGAAAAAGACAAAAATAGAAGCACGAGAAATTGTTAAAATGAAAAAGTTGTTTACTCAAAATGCAAAAAGGGCAGCAAAAAAGGCAAAAATGTTAGCTAAAAGTAAAAGTTGATAATGATGAACTGATTATAAAAGTGTGTTTATTATTTTATAACTATTTAGCATTATAGGAAATAAATATATCAATGAATGTATATATAAAATGAAAAGTTTTTTAAATAACATACCCAAATTATCACAAGATGAAACCCGTCGCAAGAATGCAGGAAGTAATGGTAAAACAATAAAGGACAATTTTACCGTTAAAAAATGTCCATTGATGGATAATTTTGAAAATATGGAATCAAAAATATTCTGGAAACCCTCATCTGGTTCTGCATTTACTCCTATTTCTAAAAAAACACCAGTAGCAATTGAAGCATTTCAAGAAACACCTATTAACGATAAATTACCAAGCATTCAAGGAATAGATTTAAAAGATAAGGAAGATAACGATAAAGAGAATGATAAAGAAAATTTTACAGGATTTACACCTGATAGAATTACTAGTATCTATATTGGTTCTCTCTCTTTGGTTGGTTTATTTATATTATTTCGTGCAATGAACAAAACAAAATAAATTATATAATAAAATATTTATTATTACATAATTTTTGTACTTATAATTGATAACGTTTGTATAATTGAAGGGCTGTTAATCCACCCATGATTTGTGCTAAACAATATGGCAATACTTCATCTACTGGTAATTTACCAGCAGAAGCCATTGCAATTGTCACTGCAGGGTTAATATGACCACCAGAAATATTACTTGTTACTAATATAGCAAGAGCTAACGCAGCACCAATTGCTAAAGGATTTCCAGTTGCAAAGATAACGTAAATAAAAAACGCGGCACCAAAAAATTCAACTAAATAACTGTACATTACACAATATATATTGTATATTGTGAAAAAAATTGATATGAACTACTCGTTTATGTTGATTACAATAAGTTCAATATGTTTGATTATTTACTTCTTATCGTTGGGTTAAATATAATGTATGTATATTTCTTGTATACAAATCATATTATTCGTACCATGTATAGTATTTCTACAATAAATGAAAACTATACATTAACAAATAATACTTATAAATATCCTCATAATATCAATGAAACTCGTATTAATCCTGTTACTTATATTTAATGATAACTTACTGGTGCATTATTACCATAATAATTCTTAATATAGTTATTAGTTACTACACCATTTATATTTGAATATTGAACTGGTGCATATCTACGAGTTAAAGCATTCCTTGTTTGTGCTACTGTTTTTGGGGCTGAACCTGAACCACCAGAACGAGCACGACGTAATGCAGTGTTCTGTACATTTATTTCATTATATGCAGTAAATGAATATAATCCAGCACCTTCATTTAATGTTCCTTTACCTACTGCTACATTACGACGATTTGCTACAACTTGGGATGCATCACGATTTCCTAACCATTTTTTTTGTAGTTTTATATCATTTGTAATAGGTGTTGATGGAACTGTTTCCAAATAAGTTTTTCTTGACATATTAAATGTACTTTCATTTGTACTTGTACTATCTTTTAGAGGCATTGGTTTAGCACCTGATAATGCACCATTATTTATATTAGTCTTACTATACATCATTTTAAACATATCACAATGATTCTATAACATAGTGATATAAATTATATTGTTTATCTTCCAGTGTAATTTTTATTCATAGCACGTAATTTACGAAAACGTACATAATCAGAGGAATCTGAAACGAATTTGGGGTTACATGATGCACCTTCTACACCTGAACCATCACACGCACTTAATATAGAACCAATTGATGTTTTTGTTCCTGTTTTACCAGGGTTTATTTGGTTAGGTCCACCACATACATAATTTTTACGTATAAGGAAATCACCTAAATTGTTTGCTGCCCTAAATGGGGTTAGTATACGTTTCTTATCATTGATAGTACCTATTACGTTTTCTTGGTTCCATGATTTGCTTAATATTTTACGAGAGTTGGTTTGATCGCCATTTTTTTGAGGTATTAAGGTAGATGACATGTAATCTATTATATAGTATAGCACAATATTATTATAGCCGTGAAATTATAATTACTAAATAAAATAAAATAAAATAATACTCTTATAACATATATATTTCATTAGTATGCAAGAAGATTCCACTGAAGATTGTAATGACAAATTATTAAACGAAGATAACAATAACTTAGATAACCGCGTTAACCATACAGATATGGATGAATTAACTCTTGCATTATTAATGAATAAAAATCATTATCGTAAATATGTTGCACAAACCAATCCAGAACAGGCTATTCTTGATAATCAAATGATTGATGATATACGTAAATATCGTAATAGAATACTAAAAATTACTGCTAATATGATTGATTCCCCAGATATACAAATATCTACAGATATCAATGAAATATTTAATACATATACTAAACATCTTATACGACATTTTAAAATGAAAGATGATGAGCAACCGCATAATGAAAAATATAATAATGAAGATGACACCTTATTTGGTAATATGAACGACGACATTGATACTTCATCTTATTCACAAAAATCTACCAGTTCTCTGTGGGGTAAAGACCGTGTTGTTAAAAAAGGGAATCTACCTATTGCTAACTATGATATGCGTATGTTTTCAAAACGTTAATATCAATTAATCGCGGCATCCAATATTGGACATCTCATTTTGAACTTCTCTTATTAAATCACTTGATGAAGTAATATAATAATCTGGTAACAAAGCGTGAATAAACGCTTGTATGCTACCTATCCCAAAACGAAGACACAACGACATTGAAAACCAAAAATGTTGCATGTAGGTCATGCATACCTTCTTAGGGTGCGTAAATGAAAACAAGTTGGATACAAACGATAACATGTTTTCTATATATTACCGCTAATATTTTTCTAACTACTATATAACTATCAATGGTATTTAGAAGTAAAAAACAGTGTTCAAATAAAATAACACGCAAAAGAAAAACAAAATCTACTAAACCAAGAAAACAATCCCTATATTCAAAGAAATATAAACAACAAAAAGGAGGGGATATTGAAAGTAATGAACAAGCAGTTATAGTTACAATTGCTATTATTACACATGGGTGTATAATTACAACTAACACTGCAACTGATTATGATATACGATTATATAGTGCAACTGGTGATCGTATTGATTATTGTGTTGGAACTGCATTCGGGCGTTCAACACATCATGATGAGTTAAAACAATATTATCGTAAAGATAATCCAAATCCGGAGATACCTAATGCTACAGTTAACCAAATACCTGAGTATTTCGATCAAATGCCATATGATAAAATTATTGGAAAGTCACAAACACCACCTAACATATTTGAACGTATTGGTGAAAAACTATTTCATAATGATGCTATAACTGGTGTATGGTTAATTTCAGTTCACGACCATGACCATAAATTATTGTATCCTACTGAAACTATGGTTAATGATAAGATTTCATTCAACTTACTTAACATAAATGGTTTAAATGCACTAAACACTTATTTTAACAAAACCACTAAGATAGACTATGAAAAAATACTTGTAAATGAAGATAAACCATATCCTAAAAAAAATGACGATGGAGAACGAAATATTACCGGTTGGAACGTTTCTTTAAATAATAAAGAATCTACAGATACACGACGGATTGAACAAATTCGTCTAAGTTATGTATTTGATTTAATGAAACAAATTTTGGGTAATAATGTTAAATTAAATGTATATGACTATTCGTGTTCAACTTCTTGTGGAAGTAAAGACTTTACCCCAGATATAATACACCCATTGCCTATAACAGATATAGAACATGGACGCCCACCATATTTTCAAGTTGCAGGATCAAACAAAAAAAAGAAGAAAAAGAAGACAATTTAATCTATATAGTATATAACTAACCATGTCAACAAAACGGAAAAAACAAAAGAATACCAAAACCAGAAAATTAAAACCAATGAATTGTAATCCTATTACAAAAGGTAAAACAAGTGTTGGTATTAGTTGTTTAACGGATGATGTGTTATATAAATTAAAAGATTCTTTCAATACTCAACATCACAAAAATACTATTAAATCTACCAGTCCTAAACAAATATGGAATGAATTGAAAAATAAGTTGAAAACATGTGACAAGGAAGATTGTTGGTTGGAATCTATTACAGATAATCAGGTGAAAAATAAACTTATTAAGGAATCTTTTGCACCTAAACACCCGGAATCTTGGAAGAAAAACCCTGATAAATGGCTTTCCAATTTTGATATTGCTGCGGTTCTCAAACAGTATGAAAAATCTCATAAAAACTTTAGAATTATTGGACCAACACCTATTGATTTTGATACACGTCCACCCGAACATGATGGCACATGCGTTTGGGAAGAACTCTGTACATTTGATTTAAAATCATATGTTGATACTGGAAAAACAAAAATAGGTATTGTATTTAATTTAGACAATCATAAACAAAATGGTTCTCATTGGGTTTCTTTATTCCTTGATTTAGAAGACCAATTCATTTTTTATATGGATAGTAACGGCGACTCCATACCAGGGGAAATCAAATCATTAGTTACCCGTATTATTGACCAAGGATTGTTATTAGAAAATCCATTACATATTCATTTTTATGAGAATTTTCCTATGGAACATCAATATCAAAACAACGAGTGTGGTATGTACTCGTTATTCTTTATTATTACTATGCTGACCAACAAGACTGAGAAAAAGAAATTTAAGACTTATACAGAAAAAATAGACTTTTTTAAGAATAAACGAATACCAGATAAACATATGCATAGTTATAGAAAAAAATATTTTAATTCGTAATTTTTTATCATTATAGTATAACTTATATAATATAATGGGAGGTAGTTTGAGTACATCAAGTGACAATTCTATAACTGAACAACAAAAACAAGCCCTTAATAATGCTATACAATTAGTTGAAGAAACAGATAAACCGCACTTAGAAAAACTTTTAGAAAATATATCAAAACCAGTTAAACAACAAGATGATTCATCTACCGATGAACCACAAGTTACAATAGAAATATTTGGAAGTGAAGATAAAAACAGCGAAGGATTTTATATTAATGATTATAAAATTAAGACACATAATTTGAATAAAACATTTTCTCCAAATGACCAAGTAGAGTATTTTTTAACAAACGTATTTGATTATATTAAAAATAGTAATTTACCAGAAGGTGAACGAGACACCGAACTAAATAATATCTTTCATAAATATACAAAAAACGTAAAAATTGATCCTACTAAAGAAAAAGAAGAAACCAAACAACCTGACCAATCAGGTGGTAAGAAAAAAAGGTCAAGAAAACATAAACCAAAATACAGACATCGTAAAACAAAAAAACATTAACTAATTAACAAATATAGATATAATGACATACTTTTATACATCATGTCATTATATGTTGTATCTGAAAATCAAGAATTACTATGGAATGTTATAAGTAAAAACTCATATATTCAAACGTTTTTTTCACAATATAACCCTGATACAAAGGTTGATTGGTTTAAATCTATCGTTAGTAAATTTTATGACCAATATAGAAACCAAAAATTAACAGTAAACGATTTGAATCGTGTTAATAAAGAAACTATTTCGTATATGATTCAAAATATACGAGAACAAACAACTACCCGATCTAACCCTACTTCACCTATTAATGATAATAATGCGGTTCAACCAATTAATTCATATTCTATAAATACACCTCCCATTGTTAGTAATAATCGTCAAGAAATGTATGCAAACCAATTTGAACAACGCCAAAATGAATATGCTGCTATGACAAAACGCAATATTCCTGATGATGTAAATTTTGCAGAAAAGAATGATGACGGGGTTATTGAAAATATGGATACACTTATTCAACAACAACTCAAACAACGAGAATATGATATGAATAATATTCCACCACCTGTTAATATGAGTGCACCGTTAAAACAACAAAATATCCATTCAATTGAAAGTGAACGACCCAAACTTCATATAGATACTAATTCTAATATTAATATTTCAATACAAGAGATTGACCAACCTGCTCTTGATAAAAAATCTGTTTCATGGAAAGATGAAGAAGATAATCAAGATAATGTATTTACTTCATTAAAAGAGAATATTGAATCAATTACACAAAATATGAACCAATTAACACAAACTGTAAAAACATTACAAGATGATATGAAATTATTACAAAAAACTCATGGTGATTTACATACACAAATTGTTCGTAATGAATCTAAGGCAACACTTGATAATATGTTAGAAAATATAGAAATGTCACAATAATATAATTGCGGAAACATTATTAAACATAAATATTATGAATTATATATAATATAAAATTCATAAATGGAATTATTTGAACATACATTTTTTATTAATTTAAACCATCGTACAGATAGGTTAGAACATGTTACACAAGAATTTAATAAAATGGGGATTACTGCTGAAAGAATTGAAGGTATTCAACCAAAATCACCTGCAGTTGGATGTACACTTAGCCATATAAAATGTTTGGAATTAGCAAAAACACGTGACTATGAACAAGTATTTATTTGTGAAGATGATATTACATTTACCAATCCTGAATTATTTAAACAAAACCTACAAAAATTTGTTGATAATGATACCATTAATTGGAATGTATTAATTGTTAGTGGAAATAATTGTCCACCCTTTCAAAAATTATATGAATATGCATCTCGTGTTTTTTACTGCCAAACCACTACTGGATATATTGTGAAAAAGGAGTATTATGATACATTAATTGCGAATTTCAAAGAAGGATTAGCAAAATTAATACAGAGTCCTACCGATAAACATAATTATGCTATTGACCGTTATTGGTTCAAATTACAAATGCAGGATTATTGGTATCTTATTACACCATTAACTGTTACACAATATGATAATTATAGTGATATTGAAAATAGACATACCGATTATAGTGGTGCTATGTTGGACTTAGATAAAGAATGGATAACCAACCAAAGATCAGTCAAGAATATGCGTTTAACGTGAATAACTAAGTAATACAAATAATTGATATATATGTTATCTTACGTTTCTAAATATTGGATACGTTGTAAATGTTCTTTCGGAAGACAGTGAGTCTTATTTCCATTTTTTAAATAAGATAGATATTTTAATCTTGGTTTACGTTCATCCATTTTTACAAAATCATTCATTATATATACGCTGCAACTAACGGTTTTGTTGGTGTCAACAAGTTTACATTGTAATGTTATTTTGTTATATATATTATCAGGGTTGTTATTTGATATATATCCTTCACGCGTGTCAATATTGGATAAGATGGTTGGATTATCGTACTGATATATCACTCCATATGTCTTTGAACCTTTCCTTGGTTCCAGGTTGGCAACACCAGACCTAATATTAGGTATATTAACATTACGAAATTTTAGTATATAGTTTTCTACATATGCGGAACCAATTATATGTATGTTTTCGGTATCAATATATTGTACTAAATATTTTGTATCAAGATTTGCACCATATGCAAAGTAATACATATATAGATAATCATAACATTTAAAATTAATTACTAATCATTCTTCAGTAGCATAAATGTAGCAAGAACATTTTTATTCTTTTCTTCATATTGCATTGTTTTTAATTTATCTGCATATTCCTTTTGCATCATTTGTTCTCGGTATTGTGTATTTTGTTGAGCTAATATACGTTCAGCCTCTTGTTTCTCAAGGGGGGTCAATGATTGCTTACCACGTTCTCGCATCATATGGTCAACAGAAGAAAATTGTTGTACTTTATGAATATCTTTCTCACTAACATCAAATACTGTTTGATCTTTGTGCACTTTACGTAAATCATCAAATTTTAATTTACTAAAAGGGTCACTTGTGACATATATATCATTATTTTCATCATCGTAAATAGAATTGCCAAATTCACTGTTCACATATAAGTTCTCAACACCGCGATGTTTTACCAAACTTGTTTGATTATCTCGCATATTATCAATAATTTGTCCCATATTTTGACTATTCACCTTTTCATTTGTTTCATATATAGGAGCTTCATTTGTAAACCATTGATTTCTTTCAGTATTTGGTTTATTTACCATATTTTTATCAAATAATTGATTAAATGTATCATTAAATTGTTGTTTATTCATTGATTGAATATTTTTACTTACTTGCCGTATGGTTTCTTTATCGTAATTTTGATGCCCTACTTCATAATTCTTTTTCTCATTTGATATTTTTGCATTTTGTTTATTCTGATTCTCATAAAATTTCACTACAATATCAAATGCTTTTTTATAAAACAAAAAATACTTAGGCTCTAACTTTGATTTATCAGGATGGGTCATTAATACTTTCTTTTTTGCACGTTTCATATCTTCCAAAGTAATTGAATAAGTCAAATCAAATAACCCAAGTAATTCTTGTAAACTATACATATGAATGTCTAAGTTATAATCCTCTTGTTTTTGCATATTATAACTTAATTGAGATAATTATATATATGTTCTTACATAAAATATATATAAAAATAAATCTATTTATTATAGAAATGGGACTACCTATTATAACTCACTATGAAAATAGACAACAATTTTTATCTTCTCTTGGTAATAATCCTGGTTTGATATTTGTTAAATTTGGAGCCGAATGGTGTGAACCATGTAAAATTATAGAAGATGATGTTAGTCGTCACTTTCTTTCTATGCCAGATAACGTACAATGTGCTATAATTGATGTTGATAATAGTCTTGATGTATATGCATTTTTAAAAAGTAAAAAAATTACTCAAGGAATACCTACTATTATTTGTTATAATAAAGGTAATACTCATTATGCACCTGATGATGTTTTTTCCGGTACCGACAAAAATCAACTTGGACAATTCTTCAAACGTTGTTTAGATGAATTATAAACCGGATTTACATATATAATGTATATTTAATTGGATATGCTATTGGATTACAATCCATTTCTATGTCTACACAACATGTTATATCATAAGAATTATGTAACAACCCTTCTATTTTGTTACATGGATTCTTATTGTGCATTTTTGTTATTAAATTTATATATCTAATTAGATTCATAGTATTTTGGTAAAAATATAAATCTCTTTTTGAAAAGGATACATTATAAATACAATCATATAATCCCATTTTATACCCATACCATTCATAATAAGTATTCTCATATTTTGTTTTGTATAATACATTTTGTATAGCCTTAGGTATCATTAACTCATCTTCATATTCAGTCATATTTGGTTCATTCATAAATTTTATATAATTGCATAACATCATATTTAACGGAGGAATAGATTGTTTGTTTACCAATTCCATTATTCTACCAACAACTGTTTGTATATTTCTATAGGTACACTTCATATTTATTAATATACAATCGATATTATCAGTAACTACCTCATTTATTAATCGCGTATTCATATCCATATCTGCCTGTGTAGGAAAAATATCAATTATTATATTTAATATATGGGAAGTTTCTGGTTTTGTTCGTAAAAACATAGGTACCATCTGTATAACTGCATTTGTATCTACACGAGTTGTTAATGTATTTGAACCCGCGTTGAAATATACATCTTGGTTATTGAATTTTGAACCGAATGATATATACACATATTGGTATGGTTGTTTTGTTTGTATAAATGCATTAAATGCTGTTATAAAATTTGTTTCATCAGTTGTTATTAACATGTTGATATAATATTATAATAATATTATATCAAATTATCAATTTTTTATTTACGATTTCTTTTTGTTTTTTGTTTCTTAATAGGATTTTTCTTATTTTTTCCTTTTGTTTGTTTTTTTTTACCACCATATGATGGATTTTTGCTCGGTAGTGATTCAGTTGGTGATGTATCTGGTGTTACTGGAACTGCTACTGGAATATTTTTATCATTTTCATTAAATGGGTTCAACGATTTTATACTATCTATAGTTCCATTTACTGATGGAATATTCAATCCATCTATTACACTTGGTGTTTCACTGGATTCTGGAGGTGCAAGTATTATTTCATTATCAGTATCAGCAATTGTTGCATATGTTAATACGAGTGTTGTCACTCCTATAAATACATAAGACATCATAGGCATATGAAAGTCATTCATACTAAAGTTATACTATTATGATATTTTTATTCACTATTATTTACAATAGTACTATTATATTTGTTTTTCCATACTTGCTTTGTCTTTGTACGTAATCTACAATTCATATGTCGTTCAAATTGTTCAGGACTATCGTAATACAATGTGTCCAGTTCATTGCCACTGTCATTACCTGCGTACCTGACTTTAAAATATTGGTCTTCTGACATTGCACCACCTACTCTATCATATTCTGGAATACCAGTAACTGCATTACGAATAATATTACCTGGAATATTACCTGATGCAAAATATTCTAATTTATTTTTCTTTGTTCCAATACGTTTATGACCAGGGTCGGCACTAACAAATTTACCATTTTTCTTTACTTTTACTGGTGTAAATACAGTAGAATCATCTGTGACTACTGACTCATTATATGTATACGGCGGGTTATCATATTCATCATCATAATTTCCCCCCATACATTCGTTATTATATTCGTCGTTGTTATATTCGTCGTTGTTATATTCGTCGTTGTTATATTCATCCATATTTAGCGGTTTGTTATTGAGAATGCTAATAAACAATTATAGGTTTACTATGATATTTATATATGCTGATAATTCTTTATGTTATTTCATATAATTAATTGATTGCGAATATCTGTGTCAACTTTTTTAGAGCTAATTGTATATAATGTCATTTACTTTTCAAGAACAACGCGATTTCATTGAAAAACATTTTGTACAAAATGATATAGTTAATCATATACCAGACGAAATAGATAGTATTGTTGACCCGTTTATACCAAGTCAACCACCTGCATTAGATACTAATAACATAAAACCTGAAAATACAAACACTTCATATAAATATTTAGATGATTTAATGTTGTCAAATGACCTTGTTTTATTTCCACGAAATCTATTAGACGATTATAAAATACATATATGTGCATTTTCGGTAAACACCAAATTAGAAACACCATTTTTACAATTTATGTTTAGCAAAAACAATTCACAATATACTTTTCCAGTATTTGATTTAGATATGAAAAGTATACAGGAGTCCAGTGTTTCAAAAATTATGTATTCAAATGATGATGATGATGACGATAGTGACTCAGAACAAGAAGAGAACAATTCTGTTAATAATGAGTTTTTACATCAATGTATTCGCTTTTTTCATGATAATATTTTAAAAGAAACTGATATTGATGATGATACTGATATTAAAACCAGATATAGAGGATACATGGAACAAGAGGATACTAATCATTTATATGTATTTTTTGATTGTACTGGTTTGTATATTGATGTATATAATGACAAATTTAAAACGAATGACTATATTTTTGCAATTGTCGATGAGATAAACAAAAGTAAAATTAATGATGTTTATATTGACAATGATATTATTACGCTATTTCAAAAAAATCCATTTATTACAGAATTAAATACAAGGAATGGAGAACCTATCACATTACCAATAATTTCTTATATATGTAGTGAAAACAAAGACAATATTTACACAAATTTATATAATGATATTAATGAGAATGGTATTGATGAAAATATTACAGATGATATCTTATTAATTCCACCACAGATCAATCATCCAATCTATCATGGTACTTATGTATTTTCTACAAAAGCATTAAATGGAAACTATACTAATATTAAACGATTTGCATTATTATATGAAGATTTTATTCAAGAAACCGAGAACATGGATCAATCAAATGAAGAAGATGAGGAAGAAACGGACGAAAATGAGGAAGAAATTAAAGAAAATGAGAACATTGATGATTCAAGCGAAGAAGATGAGGAAGAAATTGAAGAAAATGAGAACATTGATGATTCAAGTGAAGAAGACGACGAAGAAACGGAAGAAAACGAGAACATTGATGATTCAAGTGAAGAAGACGACGAAGAAACGGAAGAAAACGAGAACATTGATGATTCAAGTGAAGAAGACGACGAAGAAACGGAAGAAAACGAGAACATTGATGATTCAAGTGAAGAAGACGACGAAGAAACGGAAGAAAACGAGAACATTGATGATTCAAGTGAAGAAGATGATGAAGAAAGTGATAGTGATATATCAATCGAAGAAAATATGGACGTAATATTAGAAGAAAATGTTGTATTTACATTTAAAAATGAAAACGAACAATCTTTTTATGGTACATATTCAATTGAAACATTTATAGAAATTTAAATCACATAATATTTATTGTAATTATTATGTAATATCCATCTTATACATTATCAGTTGTTTTATAACTGGCAAAAAATATTTCTAATATATTAGCAGGAACTTGTGTTGATAAATTATCAGTAATTTCTTCACGTAATGGTTTTCTTTGATAAACATCTACAAAGTTTTTAACATATATTTCTATGTGTTTAACTTGTTCATTCATATATTTATCACGCTCAGCTTGTTGGTCTTGATTATTTTTCATAGTTTCAATTTGCATACGTACAGATTGTTTCTCAAGTTCAGTTTTTGTTTTTATTTCTTTTTCTCGCTCAGCAAGTAAAGTTTGCTGTTCCAATATTAATTGATTTTTTTGTTGCATTGCAGCATCCGTTAAATCATCACTCATTTCAATAACATCATTATCTATATCCAAATACCATTTATGTCTGGTTTCATTAGCACTTATTAAGGTATCACATATATCTGGTTTCTTTAATTGGTCATAACGTCTTCGTTTTTCAGTATCTGGTTGTCCTGCAAATTTACTTTTAAAATCATTTACTACCTTTTCAAGAATATCAGGACTGGTTTCCATAAGTCTATCAAATTCCATGCGACAATGTTTAATAAAACCCCCCGCTTCAGTTCTTTCAGATGGTTTTTTTGATAATTCAATGCGAATATTACGTGCAAACTTATCCCATGCAATGGAAGAAACACGGTGAGCCTCATTTAATTCTGATATTTTTAAATATTGTTGGATGGTTGTTAATATACCAATTGTAATATTAATACTACCAATTACAGCTGGTGCATATGATTTAATTGACTCAGGTAAACTATCTTGTGCGAAAGATGCAGTACCACTAATTGTTGAAAAAATAATAGCAGGAATTGTAAACCATGCATGTAAATATGAATATTTTGCATGAGAACGTGCATTAAGCCATTTATAACATTGTGCTACATCACACCATTCTACCATAATTAATTCATTTTCAGGAGACCATTCTACTTTTTTTACTTTTGGATTATTAGTTTTATTGGGTTTTGTATCTGTATTTAATGTATCTGCATCTTCACCATTTATAGTAGTAGGGGATGGTATAGTATCATATTGATCATTATTATTTGGCATACTCAGTTATACATTATAAATATAAAAATATTTCAAAAATATACATATTTCTAAATAATATGTATATTTTATACTGCATATAAATAGTTTGGTTCTATTTTACTGTGTCACTTAATGATTTAAATGCGGGTAATGCCACTACTTTATCTGTAATTTCCGCTTTATTATCATCATTTTGATTAATTATAACAGCTGGTTTTTCTTTTGAATTTATAGCATCGGCCATAGCAGCAAGTTCAGTTGTACTCAAATTATCACCTTCATTTATTAAATCAAATGAATCATCATTGCTAATATCATCTATAGAAAATGTATAATTCATATTAATATTTTCATCAACTTCTTTATAAAAATCCTGAATACGAATATGTAATTTTTTCAACTGTTTTTTTTGTGAGATATGAAAAAAAGAAATATAATTAATATATAGAGTTATCTGTTCTTGTAATATACGATTTTCATGTGTCAACGTGTTTAAAAAATTAGATATGGAGAACCCTACTTTATGATTATCATTATAATGCAATATAGTGTCAGTTTTAATTTGTGTTTCATTATATAAGGTATTAATAAGATTCAAAATACTTTCATGTAAGAGTGAAATATCTTCAATGCGATATTCTTGATATGGTTCCAAATCTTTATATACTGGAAATGTTTGAACATTCAATGTTTCTTCTGGTATATGTTCTTTACAAAATTTGATAATAATATTATGTAATTTGTAATAATCACAATACATACGATTATTTAAAATAGCTCTTACTTTCTTAACATGTTCAAATTCCATTGCAAATATCTTATATTGATAATAAAACGAATCCAGGCAAAATAAAAAAATATGTTTATTGTTATCCTTTATTAATTCACCGTGCAATTGTTTTAATTGGTCCAACTTAGATGTAACATTATTTTTTATAAGACCTATTTCCTTTTTTATAGATATAATATTCTTAAAACTATTTTTTAATTTGTCATTTTGAAATATATATGTATTTGACATGACTGTTGATATAAAATACGTATATATAATTTAACTGTAAAAAAACACATTAATACAATATTTAACTTACTTTTTTTTAATACACACTAAATAAAACACGATGTTTGTTTGTAAATTTCTCTTTCTAATTCTTCATATTCTTTGACTAAATTCAACTTATCATCTTCAGTGAATGCAGACACTTTATTTATGACTTTGTGCGTAAATGCCTCAATAACTGGCGTAATTGGTGTCCACATAGAAAGTGCAGTATTAAGCAGATTGGAATCTGTGGTTGGGAATGTTTCATTATCCATTTGTATAGGTTTTTTGTTTGATACATTTTCTTTGTTACGTTGTTCTCGTGGGATATATTGCTTGATTTCCCAATATTGACCAGCTTCTTCGTCATATACCAAATGACTTTCTTTATTTTTATTTAATTCATATTGGAGAGCGTTAGATTGAGGAGTATTATATGGATCTATTTTTAAAAATGCAAAATAATAAGGATTTTTGTTTTCATTTATTTTATAAATCATATCTAATTCGGTCACATAACCAATCCCCATATTTTTGAATGCTTCATGCACTGTACTTTTGTTTACAGAACCTAACATTCGTGGGATATAAATAGAAAGTGACATTGTGTATCGTAAATTTGTTGGTGTATCAACTTGTTAACATAAATAATACCATACATTTTAATCAATTTTTTACATTATTTATAAAAAGTTCTCTGTATTATATATATGTGTTATAATTTTGAAGTATCATTAGGTACAGGTATAGCTGCGTATACATTAGGATATTTTTTATTCCAACGTAATTTAACTGAAACAGAAATACAATATGTTATCGCTTTTTTGATATTTACATCTATGCAATTTGTAGATGCCATATTATGGTTTTCTGGAATGAAAAAAGATTTATTAAATTATATTGTAACCTCTGTTATTATTCCTATATTTCTGTCAGCACAAGTAATATATAATATATATTTTATATGTAATTTCCAAAAACTACATCATTTAGTATTACTCGCTCTTTATTCGTTTTATTTATTTTATCGGTTTAATGGATATTCTACACCATTATGTAATAATTATTTTTCATCACCTGTATGGGGGGATAATGAATTAAAATTATGGGAATTATTTATATTTGCTATTTTAATTCTATATCCACATTGGGATGTGATTGCATTTTTCATAGCTGTTATATTACTTATTAAATATTTTATAAATGGTGCAATGGGGTCTTGGTGGTGTTTTATATCAGCTTTAATAGGTATATACGCATATTTTAATTTTGGTGTCAAATAAGAAAAGTTTGTGTATATTCAAAAATATAATTAACAATTATAATAACAAATATAAAATTTATACAACAGTATAGAATAAATAATGGAAGATGACAATAACACACCAAGTGATATAGAAATATACAATGGGGAAAACAAATACTTAATGGGTTCTTCATTATTATACTTGATACCAGGGATGCACGCAGTTTACCGAACAAAATACCTATTATCGTCTATTTTGATGGTCGGTCCATTGGTTTCATACAAATATTGGTCAAACCCGTGTAACAATATGTGGAGGACTGCTGATATAATTTGTGCAAATATTGGAATGGGATTATTTATTGGAAATACTGCGTGGAATATACAGGTTCCATTTTACAAATATACTATCGGTTCATTGTATGCAACTGGAGCAACCTGTTATATATATGGAACTATAATACATAAACAACGTAACAAATCTTGGTATTTATATCACGGAGCTATGCATGCAATGATGTGGCTTGGACATTCATTAAATATTTGTGTGAGACAGTAAATATCACATAGAAATTTATTTTTTCACCATATGAATTAATAATTATAATAACAAATATAAAATTGATATTATAGTATAGAATAATTAATGAATCAAAATATAGATTTCATGATGCCATTACGAAACGCCTATTATCAACTCAATACCCACCCTATTATTCCAGTTAACCCAACTGGTACAAACGATGATACCTTTGGAGTATTAACACTTGATTTAAATGAAGTAAGTATTACAACTCGTCCTGTATTCATATTATTTACAGTAGATACTACTGGTTCTATGGGAGAATACACTAATGGAAATACTACAAAAATTCAATATGCAACACAAACCCTAAAAAGTATAGTAAAATATTTATCTACACAAGAAGCTGATATTTATATACAAGTAAATACATTTAATACTGAAGTACATGAATTAATCCCTCATATGAAAGTAACACCACAATCTGTAGAACAAATGTTAACACTTTTACGTACAATTGATGCAGATGGAACTACCAATATTGAAGCAGCATTGAAATCAGCAAGAAGAAGTATGAATGAATATGCAGAAATGAATCCAACACACTCATATGTACATATATTTATGACAGATGGTGAACCGAATGATGGTGCAACTACATCAACTGAACTCATTGATTGCATAGCAGACGATTATTTATCAATAAATATCGGTTTTGGAATGGATCATAATGCAAAATTACTATGTGAAATAAGCAATTTACAAAATAGTGAATATCATTTCATTGATAATATAGAAAAATCACATATTGTCTACGGTGAATCCTTACACAAGGTATTATATCCTTGTCTACATAATGTTAATATTCATATTGAAAATGGTTTTATATATAACTGGCTTACTAATGAATGGATATCTTCCTTTCATGAAAATACACTTATAGGTGACATGAGTAAATCTTATCATATTAAAACACATACACCAAGTTCCATGACTGCTACAGTAACTGGTTACTATGATAATGAAGATAATACTGATATGCTATATCTGGAAGAAGAAGTAAACAGATTACCTGAATTATGGGATAATAATGGTAACATAATACACGATTATACTATTATTAAATATGCATTTCGTCAATGTGTGTTAGAGGTATTACATGTAGCAACTCATATTGACATACATTCTAATAATAATGTATTTGATATGATCAAAACCCGAATCCGCGATTTATTTCGTATTATACGTACATATACACAGGAAAACAACCTATCTAATGATAAAATGATTAAACAACTAATGAATGATTTATATCTTGCTTATTGGAATGTAGGTAATATGGAAGGTGGAATATATATACTTGGTAGACACTGTTCACAAGGTTGTCAACAAGCATATACACCAGGTAATCAATTAATTCAATGTAATATTAATGACGATTTTGATATACCACCAAGACCCTTATTGCGTCGTTATAATAATTTGCATGGCTCAGTACCATTATGGGAACGAAGAACAGGAACAAATGTATTTGATTTTGACTTACCTGATTTACAAGTTCCAGATTTATCTATAAACGATTTCAATATGGATGATAATGAACATTCTTGTTATAGTACACCCGCTATTCGTAATACAACCAGTTCTATTTTAATGCCAGATGAAGATGATTAAATGTACCTATAATAAATTAGTATAGCATAAAAAGTATTTAAATAACATAATTTATATATATAAATGTCATCTGAAGATACCAAAGTTCCATCCAATTTCCGCGTATTAGTTAGTGATTTTACTCGTGATTTATCGGTAGCATTTCCAGAGTATTCCCATATGTGGGATAAATGGGGAAATGAAGATACATCCGATGAAGATTTAGAAAAATTATTTGATTTTTGTTCCAAAGTGTATCCTGCACGCTTTTTTGATATTTTATACCAAAATGAAGAAATTTTTGTAGAAGGTAGTGATCAAGACGTATATTTTTTTCCGAATATGAGTTTTCGCTTGATTTTTAATAGCGAAGGGTTGAGTGAAAATAGTAAGAAAATTATTTGGAAATACTTACAACTTATGTTATTTACAGTTGTTGGTTCAATTGATGATAAAACTGAGTTTGGAGAAACAGCAGATTTATTTGCAGGAATAGATGAAAATGAACTACAATCAAAATTAAATGAAACTATGAAGAACTTAACTGGATTTTTTGAAAATATCCCAACACCCGATTCTTCTACCAATGAAGGTGAAAAGCAAGAATCCAATGAAGGGGAGAAACAAGAATCCAATGAAGGAGGTAGTGATCCATTTGCAAATATATTCAAGAATATGCCCAATATAAAAGGCATGCCTGATATCAGCAATTTACAAGATACATTAAAAACACTATTTGATGGTAAGATTGGAGCATTAGCAAAAGAAATGGCAGAGGAGATTGCAGACGATTTTAAGGACGTTTTAGGAAATGATATGGATAATACAGCCAATCCTCAAGATGTAATAAAAAACTTGATGAAAAATCCAGCAAAAATATCAAAATTGATAAAAACAGTTAGTACAAAACTTGATACCAAAATGAAAGATGGGTCCATTTCCAAAGATGAAATTATGAAAGAGGCTGGTGATATGATGAGTCAAATGAAACAAATGGGTGGTATGGACAATATGAAAGAGATGTTTGAAACTATGTCAAAGAGTATGGGATTAGGTAAAACCGCAAAATTTGATAAAAATAAAATGAATCAAATGCTAAAACGAGAAGAAAATAAAAACAAAATGAAGGAACGTGCGGAACAACGTAAAGATAAAATGCAAAAAGAAAAGGCAGCCGAATTCCAGAAAGCAATGCAAAGACGTAGAGAACAAGTCGCGTTACAAAAACAATATTTAGTCGCTACTGATGACCCTCACCATATGGTATTTAAGTTAGATGGAGACGAAAATCAAGGCAAATCATTCATTCATCCAGATATAGAAAAAATGTTAGAAGAAGAAGATGCTGAAAAAGTTGCCAAGGAAGAAGCTAAGAAAAATAAGAAAAATAAGAAAAAAAAGAAGAAAGTATAATTATACATCTTTTCTCTCATAGTACTATATAATAATAATGAGCGTATTTAGTTTTATTGATGCCCGCTTTTTTGTATTAAGTTTAATCATTGGATTATTTGCAGTATATATATCTATGCCTGATTTAAGAACAGTTTATGTATATCCTACTCCCGAAAATGTTAGTTTATTACAATATAAAGACAAAACTGATACCTGTTTTTCTTTTTCACAGGAAGAAGTTACTTGTCCTACTGACCCAAATGATATATCAAAAGTACCAGTACAACAATAAGTAACCTATTTTACAGTATATATTTTCCACATGTATAATATATACTATGAACTTTAAACGATTACTATATACAGATTTAGGTCGCATATTTATTTCTATCATATTAGGTTTAGGTGTGGCTACATTATTTCGAAAGGTCTGCACAGATAAGAGTTGTATACGTTTTAATGGACCCATTATTAGTGATTTAGAAGATAAAATATACAAACATGGAGAAAAATGCTATAAATATAGTACTCGTACTGATAAATGCGATACTACAAAAAGACAAATTGATTTAATGGACAAAGACGCAAAAGAAAATTAAAACTATTATTTCTTTAGCAAAACATTGTTTATTATATTCGTTAAACTATACAATATTTGGTATAATTATTATTGTATAGTTTATGGAAAATACTACTCGCATTGCCGATTTACCTACTGATGCAAATGCAAGACAAGCCACTACTGCTTATGCAAGTAATATACCACCTACTACCATAAGCATATCAAATACTAAACAAAGTAAGATTGATGGTGAAACACCGACCAATTATACACCCATTAATGTACATCCAAATCCATACGGTGTATCGGCAAATAACCCAATTATGGATGCTCCATCTCAATCAATGAATATGCAACAACAAATTCCTATGCAACAACAACAACAAATTCCTATGCAACAACAATCTATGGAAGCATTGCAAAGTATGGAACACCATCGTTTACCGTCACGTGATATACCTAAAAATACGATTCATTATTCAAATGATGAAGGGGTACAACCTAATTATATACCAAAACATGACGTTGAACGTGATTATGTCAAAGACCATTATGATACTACCGAAAAAAATTTAAAAGAATATGAACAAAAACAACGACAATATAATCATTGGGATTCTATATTCAATGATATCCAGGTGCCTATATTCATAGCCATTTTGTTTTTCTTTTTTCAACTTCCTATTGTAAATACTATGATTTTTAAAAAATTCGCATTTTTATCCTTACACCACGATGATGGTAACTTTAATATGATGGGACTCATATTTAAAAGTTGTCTGTTTGGATCATTATATTATTCTGTATACAAAACTACAACATTTATTAGTGAATTATAACATTTTAATATTTAAAAAATTGATATATATATAATTCTATAATTATATATAACTAAGAATGAACAAATCTGTTAATAAGGTTGTTAACAATATCCATACCGACAAAATACATATTCCCAAACCTATTTTGAAATGGGTTGGGGGTAAAACCCAAATAATAGATAAACTGATTGCCGACTTTCCTGTTGAAATTAATAATTATCGTGAAACATTTTTAGGAGGAGGTAGTGTATTATTAGCATTATTAACCTATGTAAAAAATGGAATTATAAAAATACATGGTAATATACACGCGTATGATTTGAATGAACCATTAATCTATATCTACAAAAATATACAAAATAATCATAATGAATTATACGAACAATTGCAAAACATTATAAAAGAATTTAATAAATGTGGCAATGGTGAACTAAACCGAAAACCAGCTAACATTGAAGAAGCAACAGATTTGAAAGAAAATTATTATTATTGGATAAGAAGTGAATATAATAAATTAGATGAAAAAAATAGTATATTAGGTTCTGCTATGTTTATATTCTTAAATAAAACCTGTTTTAGAGGTATATTTAGAGTTGGACCAAATGGGTTTAATGTTCCATTTGGACATTATAAGAATCCAGAAATCATTAATAAAACACATTTGGATGAAATACATGATTTAATTCAAAATGTAATATTTGAATGCTATGATTTTAATACATCACTAACAATTGTAGAACCCAATGATTTTGTATATCTTGACCCTCCATATGCTCCAGAAACTGATAAGTCATTTGTAGGATATACGGAAAATGGATTTAATCTTGACCATCATAACCAATTATTTAAATTAATTCACGGTTTAACTGATACAAATAAAAAGATAATGCTAAGTAACGCAGATGTAGAATTAGTACGTGAAAACTTCACAAATAAAAAATATAATACAATATCTATTTTATGTAAAAGGTCTATTAATTCTAAAAACCCTGATGCAAAAGCGAAAGAAGTTATTATTAAAAATTATTAAATTATTATATTTACATTATAGGTGCTACCAAATCACTAAAACGAATGTATTCAATACCCCATGATTTTGCTATATCCAATATAAGTTGTGTTTTTTTTGTAATATTTTCACCAAAATATCTTGTCTTACCATTCGTTAATTCTTCTTCTTGATATGCTACACACACAATCCTAAGCGGCTTTCCATACAATTCAGGTATATTCTGGTATTTAATAAATGTTCCATATACCTTTTCTCCTGCTGTTCCAGATACCCACCAATTAGATGTTTTTACTTCATACACATATTCATCTGTTTCCCAGTCTGGTTCAAATCCATCCATGCGAATTACTTTTCTTGGATTCTCACCACGTGCTTTTAAAACATCAAATACCAGTTTTTCACCCAATAAGGTTGTCCATTGTCCGTTATTTATTTGTCCTATCATATCATTGCCCCATTTTTTTTCTTTTTCTTGTAATTCCTTTTTCTGTTGTGCAATAGATATATCAGGTTTTTTTATAACGTTTGATGGTTTCGTTAATGCCCATGATATACGTTCTTTTAAATTCATATCATAAGTATTAACCGTTTCATTATCAACTGTTTCTATTTTGGGTTGTTCTTGCTTTTCATTAAATTCACTCATCGTTAAAAATATAATACCCATTTAAGTATTACATTTTTATCAATTTTTTACATTATATAGCTTGTTTCTTTATTAAAGCTAAAATTGGATGTTCTTTTTGCGGTGTTTCCTTTTTTATATTTTTACGAGTTTTACTTTTTACAGTTTTATCTACATTTTTCTCTTTCTTTTTGTTAGAGTTATCATTGGGTGCATATCTTAAAAACCACATTTGATATTCTTTTGTAGTTCTGTCATTACTCAATTCTTTAAACATTTCTGTTTTCTTTGAACGCATATCTTCCAATGTTTCTTGTTTACCATAACAATCTATACTATAGCGTTTTAATATACCGCGTTGGTCCAGATGATTATGTTGTTCCATTTGAAATAAAAACATAGCAATACACATTAATCTATCTTTATTGTAATGTGGCATATTTGCATATAAGAAACTTAAATAAAAAGCTAAGATAGTATCTATTGTTGCAATTTTAATCTGCTTTCCATCTATCGTAACCTCATTATAACTATGACAAGCAATTGGTTCATATATGTATGCCATACTATATTTACCAACAACTATTTCTATATGTCGGGGAATAATTTCACCAATTGGCTTATGTTTTATTATTTTCACAGATTTGAAATTTTCTTTTTGGAGACGCTCTTTCGCGATTAATGCACATTTATCTGGATCATCCGAAATAATATCAAAATCGGGGATTGAGTCCACTAAGTTCTTTTTGGATTCTGGCATATGATTTGCATATAAATGAGTTGAATATCCGCCAAAAAATACGGAACTATTATCTATAAAAATATCTCGCATTAATAAATGTAGTCGTTCTTCGTTTTCCAACGATATATCAATTTTCTTTGTGAAATCAACCGCAAAACAATTTTTCTCTAATTTCATTGGAAAATATTTATTCAATATACTTAATCTTTTTGACACTTTTTCCCAACGAGATACATCACCTGCAGGTCTTGACAATTCTAAATACATCGCCATTCGTAAATAATCAGGAGGTGCATATTTTATACCTGCTATTTGTATAGCATCTTTTGATATTGATTTATAAATTTCACTATGTAAATACGTAATATCAGCTATTGGAATGAAGTTAACAAACACTTTAAATGTACCATAATGAACGCCTGACTTTGCTTCTACTTCCGTATATCCCGCTTTATAATATATATCTGCGAGTTCTTTGGCATCTTCTAAAGCATTCGCCGAAAAAAAATCATAATCAGGTATTTCTATATCTCTTTTATAAAATTGTGCATATGTTGGTAAAATATTGTTAATGGCAGTTCCACCATAACATATCAACTTCTTTTTGATAATAAAATCCTCCACTATTGTTAACATTTTTTGAATATCCTTGCTGTTAACCTTTTTACGCCCTTGTAATTTCTCAGTTTCATCCACAGCATGACGCAATATTGTTAATTCACAATCTTCAAATGTCATATCATCTTCACATAATTTTGTATTAAATTTTCTTTTCGGTTTATTAGAAGTCTTCTTTTTAGTTTGTCCACCCATATTATTTATAATATAATATAATTAGAAATAATATTACTAAACCATCTTGTAATAGCTTTACTTAGTAAAATATTTTAATGCACTTGAAAGTGGAACTATACCACTATTCATATCATTAAAAAACTCCTCATATTTAATAAAATTTTCATCTACTATTTGAAATTGACATAATAAATTTTGACATCCATGATTTACTATAAATTCTTTATAAGATGGATTTGCTTTATTTATTACTATATCTGGTATTGTCATTTTCATATTTTTTGATGTTGTATGTATGTTATCATCTTTTAATAATACTGGTTTTTTGGCATGACCCAATAAATCTGTGTAATGATACAAATTCAAATATTCACTACCACTTTCAAGATTCATATACTTTGTTAAATCATAACAGTTTTTTGCTCCTTCTGTACATGATGCATATTGACTATAATCATATTCTACTGTTTTATCTATTATTATTACTGCTTTTCCCATAACATCCTTTAATTTTGTTTCCTTAGTAATTTTATCATTATATATCACAGATTTTAATGTTGCATCAATTGAACTTGCTACTGCATGATATATATTAGAATCTTTTGATTTTATTCGTAAATTAATAAATACAGGATCCTTATTATTTGGAGAACCTTGTGAAAATGCATTTGTTGCAACAGTCGTCAATATTTTATCTAACAATACACTATTCTTTGAATCTAATAATATATAGGATTTATCACTTGATACTGCAACCATTGGTTTGAAAATATTATTTTCTTTTATATGAAAGACTTCAAAATCCAAAAAACGACAACCACGCTTTAATACCTCTTTTACCATATTTTCACTAATATATTTACCACTACATGCTGAGTTATAAGACGCTTTTATACAATATTCATGTAATGGCATTTTCGCATATTTATTAGATATACTTTGAATATTGTTGAACTCATTGTATTTAGCTACTACGCCTTTAATCTCACTCTCTGCTGGTTCAAATCCTTCTACCGTTTTTGAGAACCCTTCTGTCGATTTTGTATCTAAATTATTCAATATTATACGTCGTTTATATTTCAAATTATATATCAAATAAATTATTAGTATTATTGAAATAATTAATAGGATCAAATGGAAATTATTAATCATCTTTATATTTTATGTATATATAAACAAATATAATAAAAATATAGTATATAACTTATTCAATGGCTGGTGGATTACTAAATATAGTCGCTGTCGGTGCAAATAATATTTTTTTAACAGGTGACCCATGTAAAACATTTTTCAAAGCTACCTATGCAAAGTACAGCAACTTTGGCCTACAAAAATTTAGAATAGATTACGATGGACAACGTGATTTACGAAAGGCAGAACAGTCTACATTTACGTTTAAAATTCCACGTTATGCTGATTTATTGATGGACACCTATATTGTTGTTGCATTACCTGATATATGGAGTCCAATTTATCCTCCTACGCAAGATACTGGTTATAAATGGGCTCCGTATGAATTTAAATGGATTAAAAATATTGGAACTCACATGATTAAAGAAGTTACTATTACTTGTGGGTCTTTAACGTTACAACGATATACTGGTGAATATATGGCAGCAATGGTTGACCGTGATTTTTCTGCTGAAAAAAAGGAATTATTTAACAATATGACTGGTAATATTAATGAATTAAATGACCCCGCATATGCTCATGGACGCAGTAATACATATCCATCCGCATCATTCACACCTGACCTTAATGGAGCTGAACCATCCATACGAGGACGCAACCTTTATATACCTATTAATACTTGGTTTACATTAAACAGTACATGTGCTTTTCCATTAGTTGCACTACAATACAATGAATTAGTTGTCTCAGTTACTATGAGACCCATTCAAGAATTATTCCAAATACGAGATGTTTTTGATGTTGAGTATAATTATCCTTATATACAGCCCGATTTCAATCAAGCCCGATTTCAACCATACCGATTCTTACAAACACCTCCTACTGGCTTTATTGAACCAAGTGATTATGATAATCAAGTATCAACTTGGAACGCTGATATTCATTTATTATCCACATATTGCTTTTTATCTAAAGAAGAAACACAAGTTTTTGCTAAAGATGACCATGTGTATCTCGTGAAGGATGTGTTTGAACACAAATATGAAAATGTTACTGGCTCTAAACGCATTAAAGTCAACTCAAATGGTATGGTTTCCAGTTGGATGTGGTTTTTACAACGCAATGACGTAAATTTACGTAATGAATGGAGCAATTATACCAACTGGCCATATGATAAATTACCATCTAATATCACATTAGCACCAAATGAACCCTTACTTGGTATGGAATATGATTTATCGTATGGTATTGGTATTCATCCAGGAGTTAATAATATTACGAATAGTGGTATCGCAATTACGGGTGTTTATCATAATGAAAACCGTAAAGATATTTTAGAAACTATGGGTATTTTATTAGATGGAGCTTATAGAGAAAATACATTAACCAGAGGTGTTTACGACTTTGTTGAAAAATATACACGTACTGGAGGATCCGCGAAAGAAGGGTTATATTGTTATAATTTCTGTTTAAATACAAGTCCACACGAATATCAACCTACAGGTGCAATCAATCTAAGTAAATTCAAAACAATTGAGCTTGAAATTAATACATATTCTCCCTCTATTGATTATGTAAATTCAAGTTACGATATTATATGTGATGCTGAATTCGGTGAACCCATTGGTGTTCGTAAATCTAATTGGCGATTATTTGAATACAATTATAATTTGACTTTATATGAAGAACGTTATAATGTTTTATCTTTTATTGGTGGAAATTGTGGTATGTTATATTCAAGATAATACTGCATTTTTCGTTATATACTTTTGATTAATATATTATTTTTATAGCATATGTTTCATATTTTGAGTAAAAAATAACAGAATATATATAATTGCTATTATATATACGACATCACCTTATGGAAAATAATATTGATAATATAGATATTATAGAAAATAACAATATAAAAAGTATAGATAAAAAACCTGATTTAAATAGGTCTTTTAGCAATAACAATAATGCAGATATTCGTGATTTTCAAAGTGAACATATGATTCATAAGTTAAAAAAAATAAAAAAAAAGAAAATGAAAAATAATTATAAGAAAGTAAAAGAACTTGATGTTTTAACGAATGATAAACCTATACTAACTGACACCGATAATACTGTAAATGATAAACCGTCAACATCTACGTTTCAATATATAAAAAATCTTATTTTCAGTAAAGATAAACCGGTTGTTGAAGGAGCCTATGAATTTGAAGACATTGATTATAAAGACCATGAATTTGAAGACCATGAATATGAGGGAGGTGATGCACAAAATGATATAACATACGCAAAAGACGAAACACAAATGACAGATGTAGTATCTAAATTTTATGACGAAATCAATAAATATAATACTTATTTGGCAGAACTTCTTGTTGGTGAAGATGATACTTATAATAAAAAATCGGCAGCAAGAAATGATGATATTATTTTAGTACGTAATTCCATCGTATGGTTAGAATGTGCATTTGTTAGTTCTATTATGGTTTATAATTGGTATTTCGCTATTTATTTTGCAAAAGACCCACGTAATGATATTCATATACCATCTTTTTCAAAAGAGGCATTACTTAAAAAATTTACAGATAAGGAAACAGGAAAAAAAAATCCGTTTATTCGTACTTTTGTATATTTTTTTGAATTTGCCTTTTGGTTCCCTGAAATGTTAGATTGGGTATTATTAAAAATTGTACCCAAAACGGCAGGCATCCTTAACGGCACTTGTAACTTTTTATTGTTGTATTTTGTCTGTTTATTTTGCACCAAAAATTTCGCAATATCATTTAAAAATTTCTTTATTGACTTATTTAATGTACATAAAAACCCTACTGGAAACATGCTTATTAATTTTATGGTGTTTATTATAGTCATTCTTTTCTTTTCTTCATCATTTAGCTTAAACTTAACACCTGATGCAGAAGGTGTGGAAAATGCGATTAGTATCATTACAGCTAATCCTTTTGTTGCATTATTTAAATTTGTTATTAGAGCTATAATAACTTTCTTTATTAGTGTTCCCGCAGGAGCTATCGGTTGTGGAATATATTTAATATACATGTCATTCTTTTCACGATTGACTTGGGGTAAATGGGATTTTACTGATGTTCTTTTCAGTATGGAATCTATAAACGATATTGATAAACATATTCGTTCTTCTAAAGCTGGTTTTGAAGAAGATGATTTATGTAACTCTAGTAATTTATTGGCATTCTTATACTCATTCTTATCTATTATTTTTAACTTTTTAGATTATTTTAAAGAACATTTACTCAAAATTATTTACACAATTATGCTAACATGTATCACTGTTGTATTAGCTATCAATATGTCTTCTCTTGCACCTACTAAATTTCCTTTGATTTTCTTTGCTGCTTTGACGAGTATTGCTTTTATAGTCATGGTTATAACAAGTGTTATTAGACATTATAAGTTGAATAAATCACCAGATACTGATAGTAGTCCTTTAGGTACTACAGAACCTACTAATACCACCAATCCGGATACGATTAACCCTCTAAATCGAGTATAAGTTAACTGTTTTTAAATAATTATGTCAGGTTCTCCATTTCCGTAATTTAAACTTGGTAAAACTATATTTTTGTTATAAGCACACTTGTTTATAACAAATTAATTACGTACATATAAATATAAATATATCCACTTACACTTTATATATGACAAATAAGAAGAATAAAAATAAAACCGAATATAACAAAAAATATCCATTTGTTTCTATATGTACACCCACATTCAACCGTCGTCCGTTTATAAAAACTATGTTTGAATGTTTTAAGAATCAAGATTACCCAAAACATCGCATAGAATGGATTATTGTTGATGATGGTACCGATAAAATTAAGGATTTAATAGAAACCTCTGATATTCCACAAATCAGGTACTTTGAACTTGATAAAAAATTAACGTTAGGAGCAAAACGAAACTATATGCATAAACATGTTAAGGGTTCTATTATTGTTTATATGGATGACGATGATTATTATCCACCTGAACGTGTATCTCATTCTGTTGAAATGTTACTCAAAGATGACAAAGTTATGTGTGGTGGAACAAGTGAAATTTATTTATATTTTAAAACCATGAATAAAATGATTCAGGCTGGACCATATGGACCAAATCATGCTACTGCTGGTACATTTGCATTTAAAACAAAGCTATTGGAAGACACCAAATATAATGACACTGCTGCTTTGGCTGAAGAACGTGAATTTCTTAAAGGATATACCGTACCATTTGTTCAATTTGACCCATTAAAAACGATTTTAGTATTTTCACATGAACATAATACATTTGATAAACGTGAAATGTTTAAAACATCACATCCCGATTATTTTAAAGAATCACCTAAAACGGTTGATATGTTTATTCGTCAAGACCACGAATCTAATGTTAAAAAATTCTTTTTAGAAGATATTGATAAATTATTAGATAATTATGAACCTGGATTACCTAAGATGAAACCTGATGTATTAACCCAAATTCAAAAAATAAAGAAGGAACGAGCTGAAGCTATTGACAAAATGCAAAATGGTCCTATTATGTTACAACAGGGAGATGGACAGCCTCCTATAGAATTAAATCACCAACAAATTGTACAATTTATAAAACAATTACAACAGAAAAATGAAGAGTTAATGCAACAAAACTCTCAAATTCAAAATGCATATAATCATTTACATAATGTTATTATAACTATGGAGAAATCTCTTATTGAAACAAAAAAATTAATACCATAATAACCTTATGTTTTTATATATTACATATTATTATGTAATATATATTCTATTCTATTCTATTCTATTCTATTCTATTTCCAAATCATCCTCATGTAATATTAATGTATCTTTCTTTACAGTACGATCTAAATACCTATATATACGTTTTATATCTAATTTGGATAACCCATATGGTTCAAACATTTCTTCTATCTCATTTATATGATCCACATTTGTAAGCAAATCATCTCCATAATACAGTCGTAATTCTTGAAATAATGCTATTATATCCTTTTTATCCAAATTCAATCGTTGAGTTAAGTTATAAATAAACAATATGTTATTATATTCTGTTGAATATTTTGTTAACACTTTTGTAAATCTTATATCTGGTAATTTTTTTATACTATTATCAGTAATTGTATCATGATACATCTTATTATTATAGAACGTTTTTATTAATGAACTCATTTCATTAAATTGCCATATCTGTTTTTGGAAAGTAATACGGTCTATATAATCTGCTATGCAGATATGTGTTAATATCTTATAATACAAAGGAAATGTTATTTTTACATCTGTTTTTGATAATACATCTACCAAATTCTCATGCCATAACAATGCTACAATTGTTCTATCCGTCTCATTCATATAATGTTCATGTTCTTTAAAGGTTACATTTTTCATAATTAATGATTGTGTTATCTTCTTAGAATCTTCATCATATAATTTTGTTCGAAATAATTCCATCAACTTACCACTCTTTAGAATATCTGGTTGTTTTTTTACTGACTCACATACAAAACGTAATTTTCGTAAATCACCTTGAATATACATCAATATTTCATTTATATCATTACCCGCCATATCTGTATAATCTGGAATTACATGGGTTAATATTCTATTTACTTGATTATTGGTTGGTGTTTGTAATTCAAATACATTACATACTTTCATTAATTCCTTTATTTTCTTGTCTATGTAATAATTTCCTATACAAATTATTGGATGTGAACATGTATTCTCTAATCGTTGCTTTTTTGTTTTTTTCTGCCGAATTAATTTTATTAAAGCCGTTATACCACCTTTATCTCCATTATTCATTCCGTCTATTTCGTCCATTACTATTGCTATTTTGCGGACCTTCTTTGTAAACATATCTAACACATTTCGGTTTGATATGTTATGACTTGTTATTGTATCTATTGATGATTTATTTCTTACATCACCTGCATCATATTTTACCATATCATAATCCAAATTTTTTAACAATTTATTAACAAATTCTGTTTTTCCACAACCAGGAGTACCATATATGTATATACCTTTTTTATAATTTATATTCTTGATACGTTCATCAAATTGTATCAAATGATCCCTTATTTCATTGGAAATTTCTTGTCTATTGAATATTTTATTTGTATCAATTTCTTCCATTGTATTGTTATATATATATCATAATCATTTAACTTGATTCAAACGAATAATATTATGTACCATAAAATTATTCAAATTTATTTATTAACGTGAGAAATTACTGAAATCCGCTGTTCTGGGAATATAATCACCATTCGGTTTTGATGGTAATCTACCATAGTAAGAATAAGGGTCAGTCATACCTGTATTTCCTGTGATAGGACCTTGTTGAACTTGTTGACCTGCTACCGCGTTTGTTGTACCTGCACTTCGTTGTCCATCAGGCACCACTTGACCTGCTGCATTTACTGTACTACCTACAACATTTCCTACTGCATCAATCGCACCTGTTGCTACATTACCTACTGCACCCAATACGCCTGTGGCTACATTACTTGCGGCACCTACTGCACCGGTTGCAACATCTCCTGCGGCACCTACGGTTCCTGTTGCAACATTACCTACTGCACCTACGGTTCCTGTTGCAACATCTCCCACTGCACCTACTGCACCAGATGCTACATTACCAACTGCACCTACTGCACCAGATGCTACATTACCAACTGCACCTACTGCATCTTTAACTGGGGTTTTCTTCTCTTCTTTTACTACACTTTTACCACTTGCATCTTGTGTTCCTGACCCGCCCTTTCCACCACATGAGTTACATGTACCTGAATTATAATTACATGATGGACAGGCTGGACATACTGGTGGTACTATTTGAGTTTTTAACATATATCTATCTAATGCATTACTATCTACTCCATCTCCAGTACCATTAAATATGCTATCATAATAATCATATCTGGATTCTCTGTTACTATCTGTTTCTTCACTATCAGTGTCAGGGTCTCCACCTGCATCGGGTTGTGCTGTGTCTACACCTTGTTCTGTAAATCTCTTTACATTACGTAAAGTCATATCACCATCACTATTTTTATTTACTAATGCTACTAATGTCTTCTTTGCATTTTCAATATACAATATCATATTTTGACCACACATATCATGGATAATGCGAGGAACAAAACTTGTATTTGCTACACTATCATCATTTCCATGGGTATTTTCACCAGTTGAATTGGGGTTAGATAATGTTTCTGTATTTCCACCTCTCTTCACTATCTTTATTTGTTTATTTGAACCTTCTCCAGAAGATACTAATAGACTTGCATTGCTAATATCATATTTCACATACTCACTTAATTGATATACTTTACGAGTTGTATTATACATAGGTTCTTGTACCATCTTATTGTTATTTGCATCATTATCTACATAAGAGTTTTCTATATTAAACGTTCTTTCCTCTTTTTGTTTTGTTGTTGCGTTATCTGTATGACTTGTATCGTTGGGGTCTGCTACATAATGATTATATAAGTATTCCATATGAGATGTTGCATATGTAAGTGCAGCAGTAACCATATTTTTTGGTTTTCCTCCACTTGATACTGGATCTGTTGTTGCTGCTGAACCAGGAGATGTTTCCATAACATGAAGGTAAGTATTTGTATGCCATGGTAACACAAGTACATTGTAACTGTTTCCTGAGTTTGTACCAACTGTATTGTATATAGCAGATACCATTGAATTCTCCATACTTGTTGCTGGTGCAGGAGATATTACAGTATTCGCGTCTTCTATGTTATATGTTGATGTAGATGTACCACCACGTGTAAGAATGTGTAATTTTTTTATCTCGTTGCTATTAGTGGTTGCATTATTTGTTCCAGCTACCGCTGGTACTGCTGGCACTTCTGCGGTTGTATCTGTTGCTGGTACTGCTGGTACTGCTGGTGTACCAGCAGTTGATACGTAACTTGAAGATACATCTAATTCTACCAAACTACCATTCGTATTATCAAAATAGATAGTATCATAAATTTTATTTAATTCATTCTTATTTGAATAATTGACTATCTTATGAGATGAGCCTGTATCCAGATTATAATTATATGCAGCCATACCTTCACTGTATGATTGATAACATCTACATATTAATACTGTAATTACTAAAAGTATTAACAAAATTAGAAAAATAGTTAATGATGAAAATTTCATTATTATAAATATACAGTATGCCGCGAAAATATATATAACACTATTATGCAATAAAAAATTGATATATTTATATACCAACTGTTATTTTTAATTTATATCTATGAGTAAACCTAAGAAAGAACCAGTTTTACTAACACGTTTTTATAATGAAGCGGTACCATTTGAATTATCTATCGATGAGGCAGGACGAGGGTGTTTATTTGGAAGAGTTTATATAGCATGTGTAGTTTTACCTAAAGAACCATCACTATTTGATGGAACAAATATTAAAGATAGTAAAAAATTCTCTTCAAAAAAAAAATTAAATGAAACTGCTGAATATATAAAAAATAATGCTCTTGCTTGGCATGTTACATATGAAGAACCTAAAATAATTGATGAAATTAATATTTTACAGGCAGTTATGCATGGTATGCATAATTGCATTCGGGAAATTATTCAAAAATTAAATACAATTAATGGCGGTCAACCACTATCTATGGAAAATTTTATGGCGGTTATTGATGGCAACTATTTTACACCGTTCCGTTCATATAATGAAGAACAACAATGTATCATTGAACTTCCACACGTTACTGTTGAAAAGGGTGATGGCAAATACATGGCTATTGCTGCTGCAAGTATTTTAGCAAAAACATCCAGGGATAATTATGTTTTGGAATTATGTCAAAAATATCCATTTTTAGATGAACAATACGGATTTTGTAAAAATATGGGATATGGGACTAAACTGCATTTGGATGGTATTCGCGAACATGGTATTACAAGATTTCATAGACGTACATTTGGTCTTTGTAAAACTTCGCCATTAAATCCACTTGATATAACATGCAACAATAATACGGATTCTATTGAGAATGAGTTATCATCATCTCATTGATAATATCTTTTCCAATAATTAAATATTTTGTTGCATTATCATTCGTACTATATCCTATTAAAAGTTGGTCATCCTTTTTTTCATACACAAAACCTAATGAATATTCTACTATTTCTTTTTCAAACGTAAATAATTGAGTATATTTAATTAATTCATTTGATTCCTTACCTATAACTACAAACATATGATAATAATGTCTACGGGTTTCATGATTCACTAAGTGGCATAAAAACCACAATTCATCATCTATATAAACACCATTACTTGACCCACGTATTTGTTTAAATAAACGCGGTGTTGGTATTTCATTTATTACATGTAATTCATTTTCATTTTTTTCACATATTGTTATTGGATTCCATTTATATATAAATTTACGTGTGTTATCTACTGAATTAAACATTACCCAATTCTTCTCTGCTGTTGTTCGTTTTGAATACTTTAATATATTGGATTCAATAATCTTGTTATTATTAATATCATATATTCCATGTTCTACACATTTTAGAGTATCAATTGTTGCACGATTTGCACTGTATTCAATAATATTATTATTAACAAATAATTTCACATCTTCCATTCCAATATACATATCATCATGTTCTTTATTATAATCCATTACACATTCATGAATAATAGACCATACATCTTCTTTCATTTTCAGTATAGCAAATATATTTATTGTTATTATATTTTCCTGATTTATATATTTACCTTCTGCATCTATCGTGTAGTTTACATACCGTTTACATACATATATTTCAGTAGAGTCTTTCATATAAATAGATGGTGTACTTGAATACATGTCTGTTTTTTCTTTCATTAATTCATTTCCTATATTATTTAATATATCTAATAAACTTTTTTTTCTTTCATTCAATTCATCATAAGATAAATCATGTTTTGTTAACATTGGACAATAATGTTTATAATTCAACATTATATTGTTATAAATTGCTGTATTAATATTTCGCTTATTTAATAAACTCATACACATATTAATCATTGCATGTTTATTCATATTAGTATAATACCCAAGAATGAATATCTCATAGTCTAATTTATGTTCATATACATCATTTTCTAAAAAAAGATGATTTAATGGAGGATTCTCTAATCGTATTTTATCAGCAACTTCATAAAACAATAATGCCAATGCATAACGTTCTGTTCGCCTATAATAATTCACTATCTTATATAGGTTCTCTATACGTGTTGGCATGATTTGATACGCCTCTAACCAATAAAACACTGCTGGTTCATAACGGTTTAACTTCATATAACAATTACCTATTGAATAATAAGAATGCCATGTTTCTTGTAACCATCCACCTACTTGAATTCGTTTTATATATATTTCAATTGCCTTCTCATACTCATTTGAATCACGATAACTATTAGCCAAATAGAATAAATATCGCGGGTTATTCGGGTTAATTTCCAATCCTTTTATCAATAATTCTATGTCCCTTTTAAATTTATTTTCTTTACATCCTCCATCACCCAAATCTGTTATGAATAATATATCTTTTGATATATTTTCTATAACTGCATTATCAGGCAACTCTATATATTCATGTGTTACACCCCAATACCGATAACTTGGGTCATTTCTAATTATTCGTATATTTGCATTGTAAAAGTCTGGACATCCTTGCACTACATAATATGCATCATTTATTAACATTCGTTTAAATTGCAATATATCTGTTGTTTTTATTTCTAATTTCATATCTGCATCCATTAATAATATATAATCTGCATTTTTCATATCTACACAACTTGTTAATGCATATGACCTATTGTACCCAAAATCACGAAACGACTCTTCTATTATTTTCCCCGAAATATTCTTTGATTCACAATATTCACGTATTAGTGTAATTGTATTATCTGTACTACCCGTATCACATATACAATATGTATCTATTAATGGCATTACTGACTCTAATAAACGTATTATTACTGCACTCTCATTTTTTACTATCATATTTAAACAAATTTTAGGAACATCCATCATTATATTATAGTTTATTTAATATTTATATATATTTCATACCAAGTTTTTTTCACATGATATATTAATTAATATGTCTTTTACAAGATTCCATGATGACCCCAGTAGAATAAAAAAACAAATAGATGAAAGCAGTTTTACTGGTAGATATATGTTAAATACACCTGGCCCTGGTATGGACTTACCATTTAATGAAGACCCACACATTCGTTTACAAAAATGGGGAGCAAATTTACAGACTAATACTGTTAATTTAGAGAGTGATTTACGTGGACTTAGCAGAACACAAAACCGTGATAATGTTAAATTAAATCAACATTCCAATTTTCAACCATCTTCTTCCAAACCAAGTTATCGTATAGAACAACCTTTTGTTGAAGAAAGCCGTGCAAGCCATCCTGCTTGGATGTATAAAGATTTAGAACAAACACGATGGGAACAACCATTATTAAATCCATTGAATGGTTTAGATAAACATTTTGAGGAGAATATACAAACACGTATTATTGAAAAAGATAATTTTACACCCAAAATTCCTATGGTTGGACAACAAAATTATTATTTAACTGGTCATTCTTTGTGCATTGGAGGAAAAGAACAAGAATGTCCTGGTACATTATATAGATAAGATTATTGTTTATTTTTAATAAATATTATATAAGATTAATATAATTATATAATATATTATAATGGAATTAGCTATACCTGGTGTTGCTCTTGGATTAATGTATATAATGAATGGACAATCTAATCGTGGCAATGATGATGAAGAACCATTTACTTCTCGTAATGAATTACCTAACACTAATATTCCTAATAGAAATTTTCCTGAAGAATATCCTATTAGAAGTCAAGAAGTTGACCAAACCTCTGCACTTTCTACAGTAAATAATTTTGATAATGGCGGAAATGTATACACTGACAAATATTTTGATGCTAATATGGCATCTAACAAACATACGAATACAAATAATGAAACTACCTACTATTCGTTAACTGGCGAAAAGGTTTCTGGTTCTCATTTTGAACACAATAATATGGTACCTTTTTTTGGTGCAAAAATGACTACTTCTGATGCAAATGATAAATCATATGAAGGTATTCTTGATAATTATTCCGGTGCTGGCTCCCAAAGTATTAGTAAAAAAGAACAAGCCCCTATGTTTTCACCCGATGAAAACCAAGACTGGGCACATGGTGCTCCTAATATGAATGATTTTTACCAATCACGTGTTAATAATAGTATGCGTATGGCTAATACAAAACCTTTTGAAGAAGAACGTGTTGCTCCTGGTTTAGGTTTAGGTTATACTAATGAAGGTGCACATGGATTTAACTCTGGAATGATGATGCGTGAATCATGGCAACCCAAAGGCGTTGACAATTTACGTGTTGATACAAAACCAAAATCATCGGGACATGTATTACTTGGACACGAAGGTCCTGCATATAGTAATATCCAACAAATTGGTACTTCCGAACAAATGGGTGTTATGGAAAAAAATAGACCCGACACTACATTTGAAATGGGACAAGACCGCCTTTTTACTACTACTGGTGCATCTAAGGGACAAACATTACATTCTATTCCTATTGACCGATATGTATCACGTCCAGAAACTACCACATCTTATTCTGGTGCAGCTGGATCACAAAATCCTGCTACCTATGCACCCGGGGAATATATGCCTTCCCATAATATTGAATTAGGAGCTGTACCTATCGCGGGGGCTAATGCAAATGGTCGTAATCCTGCTACTGAATCTGATTATGGAATTAAGTCCAAAAAGGCATATCCCAACAATCGTACATCTAATAAACAAGATGGTTATTTTGGATTGGTTAGTGGAAGTATCGGTGCAGCTGTTGCACCCTTATTAGATGTTTTACGTCCATCACGCAAAACAAATGTTGTTGGAAATCTTCGCCCATATCAAAACCCTGGTTCCAGTGTTCCTAATTCGTACATATTTAACCCTGCTGACCGTACAAGTACAACTATTCGCGAGACTACCGAGAATTCTAAAAATCATTTGAATGTTAATGCCAATCAATTAGGCGGTGCATATAAAGTTACTCAACAACAAGCTTATGATACCAAAAGACAAGATACTACCGTACAATATACTGGTAATGCTGGTGCTGGTGACGGTACACGTCAAATGACATCATATGAAGCTGGATATAATCAACGCAATAATGATATTAAAGCCAGTACTATTGATGGTTACATGGTTAAAGGTAATATGAACATTATGAACGGTAACATTAATATGCGTGAAAAAACACGCGATGAATCCCTAAAAAATACACGTTCCATTACTGGAAATATGCCATATAGATCTCCTGATGTTGCTAATATGGGACGTCTTGCTGGTACAGATAATTCATTAAAATCTACCATCAATATGGAAAGAAATACACCAGATATTATGTATACATTGAAAAAAAATCCTTATGTTGTTGATTACACAAAGGCTCTTTAATTTAATATTTTATTACCATATTTATCTATAAAATATCAATAAAAAATTGTTATTTTATTCTAATTATTGTTTGCTTTTTATTTTATTGTTTATTTCACGTTTTTAATCACTGGCGAATAATTTACACAGATTGATTGCTTCCATATTAATTTCAGGGGGTTTAAATAAATTATTTATCATTTCATTATCACGAAACCGAACAGTGTAATCTTGTTGGATATTATTCCTACCAACGCGACCCATTGATTGAAGTGTTTTCTGTTGGGTCATTCCGTTCAAATCTTTTGCAATAAATCCGTGACAGAATTGGTAATTCGTTCCGTAAATATAATCTGTCGATGCGATAATTATAAATAATCGTTGTTCATCAGCCAATTGTTTCATAATTTCCATATATCGCTTATCAGGGATTTGTTTAAATACACCTATACCTAACAACAATAAATATTTTATGTGCATCTCTACATCCAGTAACATGATTTCCTTAGTCATCTGTTCACCTATACTTGATACAAATGCATTCTCATGTACTGACCCATCTGGAGTCCAACGCCCTTGATGGGGACATGTATTTGGAACATATAATGATTCTAATGATACAATTTGGACTTGTTTACGTAAACGGGTTATTTCCGCGTCTAACGCACGAGCCTCTTTCGTCATTTTTGAATTCTCCCAACTTGTATTTGACTTTTCATTTTGATGTTCAATCTCTCTCTCCAATTTATCTATCCTTCCTGTTAACTTATTGTTCATATCTATTTTTGGCTGGATTTCATCAAAACTATGCTTTGGAATATTTGTAAGGGCAATATAATATTTTCCAATCTTATCTACATTCTCTGTCAAAAAGATCGTTGGACCATCTGTTAATGTATACGCGTCTTGCGTTGTAATTGATACACCCACTGGAACCGTTTTTTGTTGAGTAGAAACTGATTGCTGATGATTTGCAGTACTTACTGTTCGTGTTAATACATTTCCTCCTTTCGGTGCAGATGATATTGCACCCATACTATTTGTTTTTTGAATATATCTATTTGTACGCGGTTCATTAAATCTCGGTTGACGAATTTGTTTCATATAATTATAAATTTTTTTCCATTGATCAACATCTATATAATACAGTACTTCTAAGTAATATTCTTTTAAACTATTCATTGTAATCTTTGTTATATCCATATCAAAATAAGAATTTATAGTATAATTTTCATTTACATACCCTTTTTCATTTACATATTTAATAAATGTAATAATCTCGCGTAAATCAAAATATCGTAATAGTGTTGGATTTCTCTTACAATGATTTACTATTCTTGATATTTTTGTATAATCATCAGATAAATAATGGGGCAATACACAACACATATCTTTATCTAATATTGGTATTGATTTTTTACAATCATAACTTGTTATTGTTATGATTTCTGCCTCATCAAACTTTGAACGAAAATCATCATATACTGGACGCATTTCATCCGGGGTTGGTAATGTTGCACAAGACAATACCATGGTTGGAACCAAATTGTTCTTCCAATTATTATGTATTACTTCATGTAAATCATGATTTTCGTAGTCTAATGTTATTGTTGGCTCATCCCAGTATGTTATTATATCATTAACGTCATTAAATGCTATCATATAATGCATTGCAGTAATATATGACTGAACATCACATATCATTATTTCTACATTATCGCCCACACTGTTATCTACTTTTGCTATACTACCAGAACGTTTATTTCTAGTATAATCTTTTGCTGAGAAATAATGCAAACGAATATCCGCTGCTGTTTCACATCCAAAAGCAAATGCTACTTTTTTCTCCATGGTTATTGCTGACTTTGCCAATGCTAATCCTATATGACGAGCTACACAAACAAATATAACTCGATTTGATGATGCTAATCCAATTGGCGATAAAGTTTTTCCTGTTCCAGTTGGAGCAGTATACAATATCAACATGGGTATCTTTAGTTCTTGTTCTTCTTTTTCTTCTTCGGCTTCTTCATCTTCTACTGATAATGGTGAAACACGATTTGCATTTTGCTTACATATCGTAAACAATTCACGTTGATGATTAAATAATGTACGGTCTTCGTATTTTAGTAAATATTTATTTTGTTCGATAAAAGCATACGCGTTTGTAATTATATTACTTAAATCTATTGATGAATTTATACAATCTATTGCATAGTTAATTATATCCAACACATATCGGTTTATATTTGTTATTTTTGCTTTTCTCAATTGGAGTATTGTATATAAATAAAATGCATAATTTTTATTTTTTTTGTATTGTTTAACTAATTCTGTATATAATTCTATTAATAAAAACTCAAATATACTAGATTTATTTAATTCTATATTTTTATCCAAAATATTTAATCTAACTATCTCACCACTTTTTAGTTTCTTTAACTTACCTGAGTTTATGTTACATTCGTACCTTTCCATAGGAGTTCCATTTATATAATTTTTCATATTTGATACCATCGATGTTTCAAAATATTTCTTATATAAGAAATAATCCATCTCTATACTAGCGTTTTCAAAATGAGTATAATTATTCAATGATTGGGTTTCATTAAAACGAATATTTACATCTGTATATCCGTCTACTATCATTTTTAATATTTTTTTTTCATCATTGTCTACCGATTTTTCGATAGATTCCCACTCGGTCTTGCTTAATTTATTCTGCTTTAAATCCATTGTATTTGATTAAGTTAATATCTATGTATAATTATAATATATAATCAATTTTTTAACTTCCTAATTAAAAGGGTATAGACAATACCACATTATTTCTTATAATATGTATAGATCTAACAAATTACATACACAAAATGACCTACTTATGACCACTCTCCTTGACTTTTATAAAGACTCTCATAATATTCATATTATGATGAATATTATAAATGGAGATACCAAAATGTCTTTACGAATCGTTGATTGGTTTGTTACCAATTATGCTAAAAAACATTTCACTGTTTATGAGTTACCTTCTTCCAATAATACTAATAGTTCGCGTTTTAAAGTTTATAATGAATATAAACTAAAACTAAAGGCCTATTCTAAAAAACGGTTTGACCCTTTTTGTAGATGGGACCGTATTACTATTCCATACAATAACAATCAATCTATGGAAACCACTATTGGACAATTAAACTTTTTTAAATGGGCTATTGAAAATAATATTATTGATTATATTCAATCTCATTTTCAGGATGTTGAACAAGATATGAATAATTTTAATAGTACAGCTAAACGCAGAACCATTACTGAACCACAAAATGATAATGCAAAAACACGCAAAAAAAGAGAAGAATTATCCGTTTCTGCATGTAAATGCATTAAAAAAGAGACTGTTAAAATTATTGTTAAATTTGATTAATGTTTATCGTAATGTATCCATAACCGCTTCTACATAATTCATAAAAGGGATTTTATTTTCACATTCTCCCTTTATTGCTGCATTCTTACGAGCATTTATGTATTTATGTATCTTTGACAACCATTCTACTCCCTTGTCATTTTCATCTTGCATATTATATTTTGTATCATAATTTGCATTTATATCTAATATATCTATCTTCAATCTTACTGAGTCCAACCAATCATCATAGTATTTTTTACACTTCTCCAAGTAATCTAATGATATATTTGATTCACCATCACGGGAACGCTTTTTTATACGGTTATAACATACTTCCGCGTCTGCATCTATATACACTATTCCATCTACACGGTAATCTTTTACATATTCATTATAGAACCGTAAGTATATTTGATAATGAATATCCTCGATTAAACCATCATCGTATAACATTTTTGCAAATATATTACGGTCTGCATCCAATGAACGCTCACAAATTATTACTTTACATTCGGGACTATTACGAATTGTATCACGAAGTAAACTTAAACGGGTTACATAAGCCATTACTTGAAATGAAAATGCATATTTTGCTGAATCTTTATAAAATTTTTCTAATATGTTTTCACCTGTACTTGTTTCTTTAATACTTTCCCATATATCTACTGGTTCCTTTAACAAAATTACTTCTTTATTTCCTTCTAACTGTTTACCGAGTGTATCAATTATTGTTGATTTACCTGCTCCAATATTGCCTTCTATGGCAATAATCAATGGACGACTCATATCGGATGACATAGATATATTGTAATTGTACAAATTATTTGAATGATATTTACATATTATTTATTAATATGTAAATCAATTTTTTAGTATCCGTTGTACCTGTCTTGCTATCTGGTCAACAAATACCCACCAAATGTACGTGGTGGTTTATATTTCAATATATCTAACTCTCTTGTTGTTGTTGGAAATTCTTCCTTACCGTATATGTCTTGTAAACATAACCATTCAAACATACCACCTACATATAAATACACCGTCTGAAACCCTAAATTCATTAATTGGTCATATTTCGTATTTATTGTATTATCTGTATTATTCTTTCCATATATAATTATCTTCTGGTTTAAACCATAATTCGTAAGCAGATTATTCAATGTTCGTTCTTCTACTACATGAGATATTGTATTTTCTATCAAACATGATTGGTCTGTTACTGGTAATGTATTTATTATTATAAACTCATCTTTATTCCGTATTGCAAATTGTATATCTTCAAATGATAACTTTTTATAGACTCTTGTAAAGAATTGTGAGAACATAGCTATTCTAATAATATTTTAGTTTTTATATTTGTTATTTACCAAAACAACTATCTTTTTTTATCTACATACAATTCCTTTGATAACGACTTTATTATTTTATTATCTAATTTTATTTGAGCGTCTTCCACGTCACCTAATATCACACGCATCATTTTATAACAGAAATTATAATCACGAGTGTCCATTTCTTCACACTTTGGGTGTGCTGTTTTCCATTGAGGAACCGTTCTATAATTATTCATGGTTATACGACTTAATATCTTACGTAACTTTGTTAGCTCGTCTGTATCCTTACTCCATTCGTTTTCATCTTTTATGTACATTGTTTCTCGTTTTATATCTGTACAATGTATTGGACGCTTCGTTACGTCCATATCTTTCAAACGATTCATTATCATCTTCGTCATGCCATTCACATACCCGTGATTCCCTATATATTCTATCTCATCTATTTGCACATTCAAATTACCAAGGAAATCTGTTATGTTCATTGCATCTTTGCAGGTATCATTCAAGAAAAAGTTGAGATTAAACTGATTATTTGTTGTGTTATTTGTAATGTTATTATTAATTACGGTTCCTTCCTTGACTACATCTAACACCTGGTTTTGTAATTTCATATTCTGCTGTTGCAGTGCAACATTTTCCTTATGCTGTTCTACCATTAACTCTTTAAACTCATCATTCTGTTTTAACAATCTTAACACTGTACTTGCATCAGTCAACGGTTCACTTATTGTATTTTTTATTTCTTCTGGTTCATCATCATCTGTTGTATCCTCATTACTATCTGTATCATTTTCAGCTATATAAGTACATTTCTTTTTATGACGGGTCAATGACGGGGCTTGTTTATATACTTTACCACATGAACACATAAATGCTTTGGGGTTTTTTGGGGTTTTTTCGTTAGCATTTATTAGCATTTTGTGTTTTGCAGTCAAATTATGCCTATTAAAATCCTTCTTATTACTGCATTTAAAATCACAACAAATACATGTATATATTCTTGGGGTTTTTTGGGGTTTTATAGTTAGCATTTTTGTTAGCCTTTTTCCTTTATATATGCTAACAAAAAAAACCCCTAAATCCTTTTTCAAAAAAGTAATTAAAATTTTTCAGTCACAAATTATTTATAGAAATTCGGGATTTGCTGCATTATGCTCTGAAGTGATTTTTTGTGTTTTTCTGAAAAAAAAAGTGGATGCACTTTTCCAAAAATGGACATTTTCAGAATGTCCTTTTTTGGGATATATGAAACACTTTTTATTTTTGTGTTTTTTCTGACAAGTATATAAATTGAAATTAGGACTTAAAGAAGATTATAATAATTAGGTATTGTGGGATATGTATATGTGGGAACTTAATTGTGATAATAATAGAAAATAAAATATTTTGTATTATTATAGAATGAGTAAAACCGAAGAAACAGAGAACAATATTAACTTAGACGAGTTTTTTAACAATATTGCAAAAAATCCATTTACATATAATTTAAACTTAGGTGATGACACAGAAATAACTTATGATAAATTGTTTGATAAGGTAAAGAATATATTTGTACAAGGATTATTACATATTACTGATTCAAAGAATATAGTAGTTGATGGTGAAAAAAAGTCAGTAATGATAGATAAGATTCCAAATAAAGACATTAATACAGTAAAAGAGTATATGTTAAGTTTGGGAATAGAAGTAGTACATAGAGAATATACAGAGGAAGATAAGGATTATCAGATCCGTAGATTGTTATATTGTTTACAAGATAAATTAAAAGAACACGTGAAGATAGATATAACAATGGATTGGGTGAAACAGTTGATACATAAAACACAGATAACATGTGATAAATCAAAATTAGAAGAATTAAATATTATTTTACGCTGTTATCCAGAAGCCAATTATATTTTGAAACTATACACACCTGAAAAAGTAGAGGAATGTCATATGTATTATAATAAAGCAGATAAACCAAATTTATTAAATATTATTTCATTTAAAACAGCCGATATAGTAGATTATCAATATAAACATAAATATGCAACACCGTTTACTAAGCACGTGAGATAATTAAACTTCAATATGTGTAGACTGAGTATCTTGTATTGGTGAGGAAACTTTAGATATTTCATTTAATTCATTGGTAAGTACATCTTCATCCAGTGTATGATTATCATTCATACATAGTTCGCAACAACATTCTACAATACATAGGCAATAAATTGTTACAATAGACGCAACAAATACAATAAACACAATAGTAATTCCATTCATTATTACAATAATATAAAAATAATCTTTACTTTATTTGTAAACATTATTAATTCAATGCAGGAATATATACTTCGGTATCTGTACATGTATCTTCATGAATAACATCATCCGGACACTGGACTATTTTAGATGGAATATTATCAAGTTGTTGCCAACATGTATAAACTCCAACTAACATCTGGTTATGACATTGTAAAGAAACCGATGAAGAATCAGCAATAGATGTACGTAGAAGTTCAGTATTGATATTAGACCCGATATAGCTATGTAAAATATCAGGGGTTGTTAATAAATTAGTAAGTGATAATGCTGTAGTAAAATAATCATATTGAGATAATCCAGAACAGGTTCCATGTTTAGACCATTCATGCTCCCAAAAGGAGTCATATGATTTACTACTTGTCTCATATTGAACGTCGGGCCACCGTTCAATCATGTAATCTAAACCAATATCATTAGGTACATTAGGGTCAAACGGCTCATTAGTACATGTGGATGGATAGCCAGATGTAACATATTGAGGCCATAATCCATGTATAGTGAAGTTCTGTTTCCAATAATTTAGTGAATTGGTACAACCAGGATATGTTTCTCCATTACAAAATCCAGGTGTCCAACTGTAAGCAAAAACATACATGGTAGATGGTGTAGAATGTGCAATAATAGCAAATTCAGCAAGTAACAATATGAGACATAAAAACATATCGTGATTATATATAATGTGGGTATTATTTTTGTGTGGTATATTAAACATGATGATGTCATTAAGTAATGCAGAAACACAATGTGTATGTACAACAGTGCCTTGTCCAGACGTTGGTATGAATTCAATTACAATGGGTGGAGGTACAGCACAAATAACGTATGAATATAAAATCCATGGAGATTATCCTGTAGTAATAGCAGCACATGGTGAAATAACACCAATAGATTTAGACCATGGTACGGGTACAACATCGTGTACACAAAAATATTCAAGAATATTGGATGATGATGGAATTGAAGATTGTGATGCAGGACATATTTTAGCAAATCGTTTAGGTGGATATGGAAATGAACCTCTAAACATATTTCCACAAGATGCAAGTATAAACCGTGGTTCTTATGCTCAATTTGAGAACGATATATACCATTGTATAGAGAGTGGTGCAAAAGACGCAAGTTTCCAATGGAATTTTATATATGAAAATGAAATGAGAACAAAACCGAATAAAGTAAAATATTCTGTGACATTTAATGGTGGAAATTGTACAAGTTTAACATCAACTTTTACAAATGGTGCATAGGTTCTCAATACGTTAAATAAAAAATGGAAATGTATCATAAAAAAATAGATAGACATGGAATCGACGACTAAGAGAATAGAATTAAATTTACCTGAAGAAAAAGAGGAATTGGAGAACCTAACGAAAAGCAAGGTAATAATTACAAAAAAGGAGTCAAAAAAGAGAGTAATAACAAAAACATGGAACATAACAGAAGAAGAACTGCATCCAGATGCACAGTTGATGTATATTCGGCAATTAGTTGATGATATGAATGTGGATACAAATCCATGTCAAGTAATATTAAAACATATAACTCAAAAGATAGCAGGTTATAAGTCACAAGATATAAAAAAGGAATTATACGAAGAGGAAAAGTTGGTAGATATACCTTATGTATTAGAAACCTTGAAAAATGCAGAGAATATTTGTTATTATTGTAAAGAATCAGTGAAGGTTCTCTATGAAAATGTGAGAGAACCATTACAGTGGTCATTAGATAGAATAGATAATAGTATAGGTCACAATAAAGAAAACGTGGTGATAGCATGTTTACAATGTAATGTTGGTAGAAAAACAATGCATCAAGGTAGATATGAGTTTACAAAACAATTAACAATTACAAAACTATAACTATAACTGCGGTAAAATCATATAAATAGTATATGATTTTATTTTATAACATGCAAGATTCAATAAAAATAGATATAAATACTGAAAATATACATAAACCGATATATAATAAGTTAAATCAATTCCATACTACCAATAAAATTCCTCATATAATATTCCATGGTGTATCAGGAAGTGGTAAACGAACAATAGTAAATAATTTTTTGAATATTATATATGATAATAATAAATCTCGTATGAAATCAAATATAATGATAGTAAATTGTGCACACGGTAAGGGAATAAAGTTTATACGAGACGAACTTAAATTTTTTGCAAAAGCGAATATACACTCAAATAATGGTTCCTTATTTAAAACAATAGTATTAATTAATGCAGATAACTTAACAATAGATGCTCAATCAGCACTGCGTAGATGTATAGAACAATTTAGTTTTAATACTCGTTTTTTTATAATAATAGAGAACAAGCATAAATTATTAAAGCCAATATTGTCAAGGTTTTGTGAAATATATGTTCCAGAGTATATATCTGGAAACAAATTAGGTAATTTACATACAATATCTAAAAATAAAAATTATAGTATTGAGTATACGGAGAACAATAAAGAATGGTTGGAAAATCAAATAGAATCTTACATAAACGATGACTTATCACATAAGAGTTTAATAATATTATGTGAAGAGATTTATGAAAAAGGTTTATCTGGATTAGATGTAGTAGAATGGATAAAAGAAACTTCAACAATAGATAGCAATCTAAAGGCAAATACGTGTGTTTATTTTGATACAATACGTAAAGAATATCGTTTTGAAAAAATGTTAATTTTTACAATATTTGATTATTTGTATTTACGTTCAAATAAGGACTTAAAAAATATTACAGAAATATAACTATAATATGGACGATTTTGTCATATCAAATTTGCACGAATCAAGAAATGAATGGTGTAGTCGTTTAGTTAGTGTATTTACGCCAGTAGTAATAGAAGGTATACGTTCAATATTTAATGAATCTTGGAAGATGTGTTTAGATAATGATGAAGCAAGTAAATATTTAATGACTTTTCAAAATTTGTTGTCAAGAGTTCCCAAATGGAATAATATAATTGTAGAAGATGAACGTAAACGAATAATAGAGCGAAGTGGTTGTGATTATTTAGAAGATTTAATTACATGTGTCCATATTATTCAGTTAAAGGTTTTGACGTGTATTAGAGTAGGTAATAAGCAGAAGAAAATAGATATTTCAATTCCTAAGTTAGACATATTTATTCATAAGGTTTATATCCATGTAGCACGAAAAGTGTATATGAATGTATACTTATTTGAGCGAAATATTTCTCCTTTGCAGGTTCAAAAGAATAATCGTGAGTTGGAATCAATTGTTCAAGAATGTATATTAACAACAATTCGTGAAAGTGTGCCAACTGAAGCAATAATCCGTGCATATATGGATGAAAGTGTAGAACAGGAAGAGGAAGTAATCATTGAAGATGTCCCCGATGCTGAACAAGAAGAAAGTACTTCAAAGGAACAAGAACCCGATGAAGATAAGCAAGATTCGAATGAAGAAACAGTACCAGAAATAGTACCAACCATTCAAAATATAGATGATAACGAAGTAGTAACGAAATTGGAGTTTAATGATATGGATACAGTATTAAATGAACAGAATAATGTGAATGAAGTATCTGCACCAAAGACCATAGAACGGTTAGAAGATATTAGTACATCGCGTGCAATTGAACGTAAATTAGAAGAAGAGAGTGATACTGACGATGAACGAATCCAAATCCATACTGACATGGTGGACTTAAGTGGGTTTGATATATTGGATGAAACAGAAAAGAATGCAGCAACTGATGACGTAATATTAGACGGAATAGAGGAATTACCTCCAATTTAGGCAGAATTATGCGTTTTAATAAATATATAATCTTCTATAAACTAATTATAATTGTATATGGAAAAGTTATTGATAATTGCATCAATAATAACATTTATGTTTAGTATAATGAAAGTAATTGAGATGAAATATGTAGCAAAACAATGGACTCCATTAAAATATGTAATACGAGATGCAGCAATGGTATTTGGGTCAGCCTTATTAGGGTTGTTTGTATTTTTTCAAATAAATGGAACAATGACGGATTTATTTAATGTGGTAACTGATGGTAAAGCAGTTAATTTAAATACAACCCAGGTTTTTACGGATGCACCTGGATTTTAATGAAGTAATATATGTATCTAAAAATTCCTATACATATATTATAAAATGGAATCATCTAATGATGATAAACAGATTCAAAGTATAGATAAAATGATAAAAAAGGGACGTAAAAATATTGATTTACCAATGGTTTCTAACCCTATAGTACCTGTAAATAAAACCAGAAAGCGTAAGTTGAATATTGTAAAAGAGCCAGTTTATACACCAACAGAAAGTGATATAATTGTTTCTACAGGTTCAAAATTAGACGAAACGCCTCGTAAAAATGAAATATATGCTGATGTATTGAATCGGTTATCAATATTAATGAATAAAAAAGGAGATGTAATGCGAAGCCGAATATATAGCCGTGCCCAAGATACTTTATTAAGTATAGATGAGAATATTACATCACCAAATCAATTAGAAGGGAAGCCAAATATTGGTCCAACCATAATTGCTAAGTTGACTGAGTATGATAATACAGGAACATTGCATGTATTTGAACGTGAAAAAGAGAACCCAGAAATATGGTTGACTGATATTTATGGAATTGGACCTAAAAAGGCCCAAGAATTAGTAAAATCGGGTATAAAAACAATTAAAGATTTGCGTGATAAGCAAGATAGTTTATTGAATGATAAACAACGTATAGGATTAAAGTATTATGAAGATATTTTAAAAAGAATACCACGTAATGAAATAGATAGTTTTGATAAAATAATTGAAACAGAAATAAAGGAACTTGGCGGTACAAATCTAAAGTATGAGATTGTTGGTAGTTACCGCCGTGGTGCGAAAACATCCGGTGATATAGATATAATAATTACATCAAGTGATACTGGTATATTAAGTAAGGTAATTGATAATTTGAAAAATAAGGACATAATAATTGAAATACTTTCACAAGGAGATACCAAATGTTTAGTTATTGTAAAAATGCCAGGGCTGCCTTATGCAAGGCGTGTAGATTTCATGTTTACACCTCCAGATGAATATCCATTCGCGACCTTATATTTTACAGGAAGTAAGGCGTTTAATACAACAATGCGTAGTTATGCGTTAAAATTAGGGCTATCACTCAATGAACATGGTTTTTATTATAAAGAAAAGGGAAAGGGAAAAGGAGGGAAAATAGATAAGACTTTTAAAACAGAGGAATCAATATTTGAATCATTATATTTAAAATATAAGAAACCAACTGAACGTGTGGACGGTCGTGCAGTAGAAACAACATTACCAATTGTATATGATAAAGATATAGAAAATATAGAAAAGAAGGGTCAAAGTTGCTATAAATCATGTGATACAGTACCAAAGGGTGAATGTGTAACTGGATGTTCTCCAAGTTGGACGGATGATAAGTTAAATGGGTCACGAAATTGGTGTACGTGTAATTTACGAAATACAGATTGTATAATATCAATATGTCCAGCACATGAAGAACCAGTTATAACAAAACCAGAAAAGAAACAACGAAAAACTAAGAAAAAATCACCAGATGATAAAGTAACAACAGATTCGTCTGTTCGTAAAACCAAGAAAAAATCACCAGAAAAAGAAACGAAACCAGAAAAAGAAACGAAACCAGAAAAAGTAAAGAAAACAACAAAACGGGTGAAGATTGTAAAAGTTGCACCGCGAATAGTAATAGAAGAAGAAAATGAAAATCCTGAGATAAATATTACAACAGATGAGTTACCTGAATTGGTACCCATATTACATATGGATAAGAAGGAAAATATTACAATATCCAAAGTAGAAAGCAAAATAAGTCCAAAAAATAAAACACGTAAGGATGTAAATAAAAAAAAGAAACTCAAAATAAAAGAAACCGATATAAAATTAAATTCTCAACAAGATAATATGGAAACTAAAATACAAAAAGCGAAAGACTTTATAAATAAATTTCGTCAAGATGGTATAGATACTTTATCTGTATTGAGTGAAACAGAAATAATAGAATTATGTGAAACAGCAAGTCATATGTATTATAATACAAAGGTTTCAATAATGACAGATGCTGAGTATGATATTATAACAGAATATGTAGAACGTGTATATCCAGCAAATACAGAATTAGACCAAATAGGTGCAAAAGTAACAAGGAATAAAGTAGAGTTACCATATAAAATGGCATCTATGGATAAAATAAAACCAGATACAAAAGCACTAACAAATTGGTGTCAAACGTATAAAGGGCAATATGTATTGTCATGTAAATTAGATGGTGTAAGTGGATTATATACCACAGAAGGTGAAAAACCAAAGTTATATACGCGTGGTAATGGAACAATCGGGCAGGATATAAGTCATTTATTACAAGTATTTCAATTACCAACAGAACCAAATATAGTAGTCCGTGGCGAATTTATAATACCTCGTGTTGTTTTTGACGAAAAATATAAATCCAAATTTGCAAATCCTCGTAATTTGGTGTCGGGAATAATAAATAGTAAAACAATAGATGAAAAAGCAAAAGACATAGATTTTATATCATATGAATTAATTAAACCAGAATTACGTCCAAGTGCCCAAATAGAAAAATTAACAGAGTTAGGTCATAAAGTAGTCCAAAATAAAACAGTAGACCAATTGTCAAATGAGATGTTATCAGAATTGTTAATGGATTGGAGAACAAATTATGAATATGAGATAGATGGTGTAATTGTAACGGATGACCATATATATACACGTAAAGATGGAAATCCCGACCATGCGTTTGCCTTTAAAATGGTAATATCAGATCAAATTGCAGAAGCGAAAGTAGTAGATGTAGTGTGGACACCAAGTAAAAGTGGTTATTTAAAACCTCGCGTAAGGATAGAGCCAATTAAGTTAGGCGGAGTTACAATTGAATATGCAACTGGATTTAACGGTAAATTTATCCAAGATAATAAAATAGGTATTGGTGCAATAATACAGATAATTCGTAGTGGTGATGTAATTCCATATATAAAATCAATAACAACTGAAGCAGAAGTAGCGAAAATGCCAACAGAAGATTATCATTGGACAGATACCAAAGTAGATATAGTACTTGATAATGTAAATGTAAATGAAACAGTTCAATCCAAAAATATTACTGATTTTTTCAAAGGTTTGGAGGTGGATGGTATAGGAATTGGCAATGTAAAGAAAATAATGAAGGCGGGATACACAACTGTACCCGCGATATTAAAAATGACAAAGGACGATTTCCACAAGGTTGACGGGTTTAAAACAAAAATGGTGAATAAAGTACATGATGGTATAAAGACACAAATTGATAAGGCATCATTATTGGATATAATGGCAGCTTCAAATAAATTTGGTCGAGGTATAGGGAAACGAAAAATCAAGCCAATTATGGATGCTTATCCAGATATATTGACGAGAGATGAATCCATAGATGAAAAAATAGCACTATTACAAACAATAGATGGAATAGGTAAAGAAAATGCAAACAGTTTTGTAACCAATATTCCTGTATTTTTAGATTTCATGAGAGAATGTGATTTATACTCTAAGGTAGATAATTCAACAATACAGTTACAAAATGAATTTCAACCAATAGAAGAAGTTACTCAAGATGAAACAAATCCATTATATGATAAACATATAGTAATGACAAAGGTACGTGATGCAGAAATAATAGAACATTTGAAAAAAGTGGGTGGAATATTAGATAATAATATAAGTAAAAAAACTTATGTTTTGATAGTAAAGTCATTAGATGATATATCAAATAAAACAAAGAAAGCAAATGAGGAAAAAATTCCAATAATGACTCCTGAAATGTTTAAAGATAAGTATATGAAGTAAAAAAGTATATACATTTGTATAAAATATAATAAAAAGTATTATATTTTCTAATAATTATCAATATTATATATATTTTGTGTAATATTCAGGTAATGTATCAATATTAATACAAGTATTTTGGTGTATTTCAGTATTAGGTTCAATAATATATTGTTTAAAAACAGCATAGTTGAGTTGATCATCGGGAGTTTTATTATGAACAGTTCTGGCAATCATTTTATATAATTTAAAATTAGGGTATCGTTCTTCTCCGTTCTTTTTATAAAGAATATTTTTATTGTTATCATCAAGACACCAATTATAAACAATTTGTTGAAATTCATCGTAATCAGTAATAGGTACATCGTCATCAATAACAAAATCGTATAATGAACAACCCAGTCTGCATAAATCAAAACTGTAATTAGGGTCTAATCTCGGTTTATCATTATCCATATATGGTTCACAATTATATTGTGTAGATGCATCACCAGATGGTGCAAAACTGTCACTACAAAAGCGTTGTCCATTATAATTATATATAGCCCTACCAAAATCAATAATTTTGTAAATTTTCCCAAATGTAGGAACTTTGTATGTATTGCGTTTGTATACATAATATATAAATTCTTGTTCGGTGTTTACATACATAATATTATTAGTATGTAAATCATTATGTGTAAATTGCAATGTTTTTTGGTAACATAACAATGTCATTATAATTTGCATTAATATAGATATACCTTCATCTTTATCCATACATTGGGTTTCAAACAAATTATCAAGAGTTCCGTCACATTTTTCTAATGTTATAGCCTGAACTGGAAATTTATTAATATATGCAAAGCACTCTTCAGGTTCAATACTGGAATCATCATCATCATCATCATCATCATCATCATCATCATCTTCTTCTTCTTCATCATCATCTTCTTCATCATCATCATCTTCTTCTTCATCTTCTTCTTCATCATCATCATCATTATCTTCATTTTCTTCATCATCATCTTCTTCATTATCTTCATCTGTATCATTAGTATCACTATCATTATCACTATTAGTGGAACACGTACTATTTGTAGAAGTTTTGTTAGATATATTAGGTTTGGTATATATTAGATTACTTTCTAATTCTTGTATGGGTTCAACTGATATTTGATTCGATAGGTCATTGAGAGATATAGAAATAATATTTTCAATGTTAACATTAGAATTATTATGTGGGGTATTTGAAATACAGATACGAGGTTTATTTGCATGTGAACCATAATTTTTATAACTATCTGTATTTATGGAAATAGTATGAAATAATTTATTATTGTTTGCATTAAAAAAGGAAGAAGATTGCAAATATTCGTAATCATCTGTAATATCAATTTTGAACTCCTCTTGTATTCCCAGGAATGACCCATAAAAATCAATACAATGTACAATAGAATGTTGATGTAATAATTTACTGGATAAATAACTAAAAAAGCAGTCAACATAGGCCATATTATTTGAATCGCATAATTTTGAACAAACATTTTCATTAGTTAATGTAGGTAAATTATGCATTTTATCACGAATATTTTCATATTTACCAACCATATATCGTGCAGGGTCTAATAGTGGAGAATATTTAATAAACACAGGTGTTTGTATGAAACTATCAGTATCAATATTTAAGACCGTATTCATATCAACAATTTGTAATTTATTATTTAATCCAATACGGTTATAATTAGTTTCGTCGAGCGAGAACCACTTATTATATATAGGATTATAGCCCTGAATATGTTGTATGTTATATGGATTATAAGTATTCTCAGTGTCAAATTTAATATTGGAAGATTGTTCTAAATTAGTTAATGATATAGGTTTATACTTAGAGTAGTGGATGTCAAATTTAGGAGTTTTACATAGAGTAGACATATTATAAATGTAAAATACTTTATAAGTGGTTACCATATTTTTTTCACAAAGATTAAACTAATGTAACTGTGTTTGTCCTAAAAATACTTTATATGTAGAGTAATTATAAACACAAATTTATAGATTATGACTCTTGAATTGAAAAAATTTAATATGCGTGATATTACATTTAAACCGAATGAAAACAAAGGACCAGTTGTTGTCTTAATTGGAAGACGTGATACAGGTAAGTCATTTTTAGTAAGAGATTTATTATTTTATCATCAAGATATACCTATAGGAACAGTAATATCTGGAACAGAAGCAGGTAATGGGTTTTATGCAGCACATGTACCAAAGTTGTTTATTCATGAAGAATATAATACGGTATTAATAGAAAACGTACTGCGGCGACAAAAAACAGTACTAAAACAAATGAATAAGGAAGTAGAAATGTATAAACGTACAACAATAGATCCACGTGCATTTGTGATTCTGGATGATTGTTTATATGACCAATCATGGACACGTGATAAAATGATGAGACTATTATTTATGAATGGACGTCATTGGAAAATAATGCTTATAATTACAATGCAATATCCGTTGGGTATTCCACCTAATTTGCGTACAAATATTGATTATGTGTTTATATTAAGAGAACCTTATTTAACGAATAGAAAACGTATTTGGGAAAATTATGCGAGTATGTTTCCAACATTGGAATCATTTTGTGCAGTAATGGATCAATGTACTGAAAACTTTGAATGTTTGGTTATCAATAATAATTCAAAATCAAACAAATTAAATGACCAAATCGCTTGGTATAAAGCTGAAAATCACCCTAATTTTAAATTAGGTTCAAAAGAATTTTGGGATATATCAAAGAATATGGGGTCTGATGATGAAGATGAGGCATATGACCCGAGTAAAGGAAAGAAAAAAACAGGACCAAGTATTAATGTGAAAAAATCAAATTGGTAGTAAAATAATATTTGGTATTGACAAATAAACATTAATCGTCAAATGTATCATCAAATATTTCATCGTCATCATCATCATCATCATCATCATTATAAAGGTCAACCATTCTATCATTATTTTCTACATTAATATTTTCTACATTAATATTTTCTACATTAATATTTTCATGTTCAATCCTGGAATCATCACCTGTACTATCTTCATCGGTATCATAAAATGCTACACTATTAATTATATTATTTCTAGGAAAATAACTATATAATATGTAGTTGTACATATCTTTTTCAGCATCTGTACTATCTTCTATAATTTCAATGTGACTGGTTTCGTAGTTTTTATAATAACAATTTTTAATATATTGTGGAAATTCTGTATTATACACCGATATTTTTTTTTTTTT